CGTTGGGAGCCTACGACGAAGAAGTGTAGTTCATGCGGCCATATACAGCCGATGAAGTTGTCACAAAGAGTATTTGATTGCGAGTGCTGCTCTGTCTCTATTGACAGGGATCACAACGCCGCGCTCAATATCAAAACTGCCGGGGAACGGCAAGCGAGTGGAGTGTTATACCAATCTGAAAAGGTGGCTGCGTGAGCCGTTACCGAGATCAGAAACACCGTGAAGCTCGACCCGATCTAACTGATAGCTTTCGCCTGGAGCGAGGCGGTCAGTTTGTAAGCGGATTCCAAAGTATATAGGCGGCGCTTTCTGTATTCAGGAGTAAAAAATGAGAAAAATGACACAAGGCGATTTACGAGCAAGAAACTTACAACTTAGGCCGCGCAAAAAACAAACAAGCGGATTTAATACGGGCGCGTTGCGGCCACCTATGACAGACATCGATTATGTCGATATGGATAGGTCACGCAGAATAATGGATTTTAAACGATGATTTCCGTAAAACAAGCCGCCACCATGAGTGGAAAATGTGAACGCACGGTACGTAAGGTGATCAAAGCGAATTGCATATTACCAATAACCGGGTATGATAGGCCATTACAGTATCCTAAAATTAAGGTTTTAAGCGCTATGGATGTCGATGTTGAAATTAAACCTGTCGTTTCAGATTTAATGAAAAAAGTTTTACGGGACGGGTTACGTCATGATTATCGAAATTGATGGTGAGTCATTTAAACCTGTACCAGATCCGCATCCTGGTTTATGTATTGGGTGTTATTTCAATCTTAAGCACTGCCAGACTTTATCGCTACCCGCTTGCTCACCGGCGAAAAATAACGGTAATGGGATAATTTTTGTGAAGGTAAAAAACGATGAGTAACGTATTTAGCTGTACTGGCCGCGTTGGTCGTGACGCAGAAGTAAAATATTTGCCGTCTGGGTCGGCGATTTTGAATGTTACAGTCGCTACTAATACCGGTTTTGGCGACAAACAAAAAACCTTGTGGCTACAGGTGTCGATTTTTGGGAAACGCGCAGAAGGAAGTCTAAAAGACTACCTGAAAAAAGGTCAGCAGGTTTTTGTATCAGGCGAATTGTCACAGAATGAATATCAGGCGAATGACGGGACGACAAAAACAAGTCTGGTTCTTATCGCGAATATCGTCGATTTGATTGGCAAAAATGAAGCGCAACCGGCGCAGGCGCAGGATCAGGATAAACCTGCGCAGCAAAATGTAGACGACGATTACGATGATAACATCCATTTTTAACGTTTAATTTTTGATACCGTAACCGGGTCTGTCGGGATTAATAACAGCCGGGGGGTAGAGGGCGACGGGTAAATATCCGCCTCCATGATCGACTAGCCGATTATTTCGCCGGTCTGCCTATTTTTATTTTTTATATATTGACTTTATTCTATTTTAGTATATACTATATTCAACGTTAAGGAATTGGCCTTTAACGAAAACCGGAGATAGTAAAATGGCAACAATAACAGCAAATATTCCAGCAAGAAAAATCGGTAAATTTTCGTATGCTGCTTATACTCAGTCTTTTGAAAAAGACGAAAATGGAACATGGACTGGCGAAGGATACGGATTAATGCTAGAAACAGATGTCATTGACATCTGAAAAAAAGCATCAAACTGGGCTGATATAAAGGCCGCTAATTTCCCGATGCTTGGATTCCATAACTAATTTTAGGAGCAAAAAATGAACGCAGTAACTTATAACGAAAAAACCATCGACATAGACGCAGCACGGATGCTGATGGATGATGAACTTTGCGAAGCCGTTAATAACGGAACGGTAGATACAGAGCAGGAATTTATGGACGACTACGCCAAGGCGCATGAAGAAAAATATGGCGTTGGATTTGTTTTCTCATGAGTGGTGGAGACCGCAAAGGGGCTGGCAGGAAGCCCGCGCACCCACTTTTAAAAAAGGAACCAATAGGATTGAAATTACCGCGCTGGCTGATTAATAAACTAGACGAAGAACCGGAAAGTCGGGCCGTTTTGATTGAGAAAGCGCTTAAACAAGTTAATGGCTGGAAACCGCCGGAGGTAAATAATGGATAAGTTTTTTTTATGTTTTAGTAGTATGCAGATTACTCTCGTGCTGCTAAAATTATACGGAGAAATAAATTGGCCCTGGATTGGTGTATTATTCCCTGCATGGGCGGTGGCATTAGGGTTCATCGTAGCATTAATTCTAATGATTGGAGGATTTCTTGTGTACGATTTTATTATGAGGTTTAAGCGATGAGAAATAACTTAGATCATCAACGCGCAGCGGCATGGCGTGATAGTTTATCAGGGCAATTAAAAATGTTTTTGTATGATAATGGCCGGGTTATTTTGATGTTATGCAGCGCGGCGTTTATGATATGGATGTTACCGTAGTGATAAAACCGAATTACGCTGAACTACTCAGTATTTTAGAGAAACGACGTACTGGCATGGAGAGCAGCCAGGTGCATAAAATTGCTCATGATAATCCTAAAACGTTGTTAGGTGATGTTACTGCTATCAGTCAAATGTTATGGCAATGCAAAGACACCGGGCGTGTCGTCGCAGAAAAACGGGACGGAGTAATTTTTAACAAAATAACAATTAAAGGCATTGAAGATTTGGCCGAATTTAACGGAGCACAAAACATGAAAGATGAAAAACCACTGATAGAAAACGAATTGGTTTTAATTAAAATTGTGAAGATTAAGGCTTTGAAAGCCGAGGCTAAGAAATTGGTTGAAGATGCCAAGCGTTTAGCCGCTGAATTGGTTGATGACTTGTTGGCGATGGAATAATAATACGTTGATGTAAATGGCTAAAAAATCACCATTAAAAGAAAAACAGTGGGAGGAAATTAGGACGAGATTGCTCGCTGGAGAAAAATGTCGAGCGCTTGCAAGGGAGTTCGGAGTATCAGAATCAGCAATAAGAAAACGCTATGGTGCGCACGTAAAACAGGTAAAAACTGTTGCTCATCAATTAGTTAAAGCCGAGCAAGATTTTTGCGCACTTTCTGTGGGTGCGCAAATTAGTGCGCGGACACTTGCAGATGAGCTAAAGGCAATTTCAATGCACATGGCTGGAGCAGGTCGGTTAAGCGCGGCATCAAGCCATAAATTAGCCGGTATTGCTAATATGCAGGTTGAGCTTATTGATGATGCTAATCCTATGGCTGATACGGCATTATTGCAGGGGATCGCAGTATTACAGGAGATGTCAAATAAGGCCGGGATTATACCAGGTAATCTGCTTAATGCTAATAAGGAAATATTAAAGCAAGATGACAATAAAGGCCAAGAAAATCAAAAAATAGAGTATGAAATTATTGAATGAGAATTCAATTAACAAAGCCACAGTCAGAATTCACCCATAGCCCGTATGCGAATCCTGCATTTATTGGCGGGTATGGTGCAGGTAAATCTCAAGCGGCCACTTTGAGGCTATGCCATCTTTTAAGCCAGCAATACGGAGTCGATGTATCTCATTTTTTCCCATCATATAGATTAGCTAAACGACGCGGGTTATCAGGGACAACAAAGCATTTAAAGGCGCTTGGATGGGAATATGTTATCAATAAGCAGGATTTGACAATATCCATCCCTAGCAGGGAAAGTAAAATATATCTGGAAACATACAGCGATCCTGAAGCCATCGTATCATTCGAGGTTGCTCATTCCGTTGTTGATGAGTTAGATACGCTGGAGAAAGATCGCGCAGAGCTGGTATGGACAAAAATATCTGAACGAACACGGCAAAATTGCGGCGGAATTAATACGGTCGCTTGTGTCACAACGCCAGATCAAGGAGAGTCAGGTTTTTGCTTTGAAAAATGGCGGTATGGAGAGAATAAAGAGGAAGGATACCATTATATTAGGGCCGGAACAGAGAGCAATAAATTCCTCCCTAAAGGATATGTAGAGCAAATCGCAAAAAACTATGACACTGTCATGGCCGAGGCTTTTATTTTCGGCGGATGGGTTAACTTTACTAAAAATAAAGTCTACCATTATTTCAGCCGCACAAAACACCACACAGACCGCATAATAACGCCACAAGATCACTATCTACACATCGGACAAGATTTTAACATTGGGGGATGTTGCAGCACTGTTTTTGTCATCGATAGCGGATACCCGATAGCCGTTGATGAGTTTGTTAGCCATGATACCCGAGATCTGTGCATTCAAATATCAAGCCGGTATCCTACCAAGCACATCAGTATTTACCCAGACGCCAGCGGTGATTCACGGCACACAAACGCAAGCGAGTCAGATTTAGACATCCTCCGTGCAGCCGGGTTCTCGGTATTCGTTAATGGCGCTAATCCGGCTATCAGGGATAGGATAAATGCATTTAACGGCTTGCTAGCGCACGATAAACTAAAGATAAACACTAATACATGCAGTCATCTAGCGCACGCATTGGATAATCAAGGTTATGATAAAAAAGGGCAGCCTGAAAAGTTAGACGTGCACCCGTCTATCGATGATAGAGTTGATAATGCTGGATATTTCCTAGCTTTTAGGTATCCAGTCGCAGGATTAGGCGGAGTCGCTAGAATGGTTGGGTACTAATAAAAACAAAATAGATGAATATCATGAGAATAAGCTCTATAAGCAAAATACAGAATAATATAACCGCCTCATTTCGGCAGGTCGTTTGCAACTATTTGTTAGGATAATTAAATAATGATTGACAGCGTAACATGTTACTGTATAATTTTGACCCAAGGAAGGCGATCCGCTAACCAATACCGAGGGTATTACCATGAAAGTAGAAATTATTGACGGGCTTATTAAACTAACCGGCGATGGAAGCGAAGCCGACAACATGGCAATTATTGCCATTCAAGAATTAACCGCAGAACACGAGTTGATGACCGACGACATAATTAACGATCACGGCTGTGAAAGTTTTGATGGCAAATGGCAAAACTACATGCACCTGCCTTTGATAATTCCAGAATTTAATGAAGACTAAGGATAAAACGGCAACGCAAAGAAATGCAAAACTCAGAATTAAACTCGCACAAGAAGGTTTTGTTTTAGTGCAAGTTAAAGTTCCGAAGGAAAGACGTAATGATATTTTAGAAGTTTCTGAGAAGATGCGAAATGGCGCTGGATAACGCCACGGTGAGGGGCTGGCCGCTAGCGGAAACCGAAAAAAACACTTAACTTTAACGAACAAGCAGCAGCGAACCACGCCACAGGCGGCGGGTCGCTTTGACCGACTCGTTAGGCTTTAAATTTACGGGTAATAAGCCACCCTCGACGGCTTGAGATATGAAAATGAGTGAATTACAACCACACCAACAGCGAGTTGTTGATGAGAAAGTTGAGCTTGACAAGAAAGCCAACGCACTAAGCGAATTTATTGGGAACAATCCTACCTTTGATACACTTGCCCCGGAAGAGCAGGAGCGGTTGAAGGAGCAAAACGACATTATGTGGCAATACTCCGAGATTCTCGGCGCGCGAATTACCGCCTTTTCCGCGTAAGTTTTACCGCACTGTAGAAATGCAGTGCCTAACGCCGTGTTAAGCGGGAAGCCGCCGCACGATGAACTTTAATTACACACAACCGCCTCGCGGCGGCTTTTCCGCTTGAACTAAGAGTTATACATATGCTAAAGAAATTACTGCTATTTTTTGGATATAAAATTGAGTATGTGTGCGAATGGGGAGTTTATGAATTTCGGTATGACGGCATTGATTACACAATGAGCAGGCCAGTACACAAAAATATGTCTGTTGCGCCTCCATGGGCGAAACGCAGGATTGTTAAAGTTGGTGTATAACGCTAATTAGGCGTCATAATTGACGCAAAACATTGCGTAATTTGAAAAAATAATCATATAATACATAAATTTAATAAAATTTATCACATCATGAAAATATGAATAAAAACGAGGATTACAACGAATACGCGAGACGCTGGGGGAAGTGCAGAGCATTTGCTTTTGGCGATGAGCACGATATAAAGGAATTGACGTGCGAAGTTATGCCAATGTTGGTTGATGAGGATGAGCGAGATTACAAAGCGCGTATTGCCTATGCTCACGTCGATAATAAGGTTGCCGCGTCGATGTGGATTTATAAAGGCCTGGCATTTAGAAAGCCCGCCGTATTGTCAAAATTTACAGCACGACAGCAAGAATATGTAGATAACATAGATGGCGGCGGAACGTCTGTTATCGAATTTGCAAAAAAACTGCATGAAGAGCACTTGGCGATTACCAGGTATGGAATCCTAGTAGACGCTGATGAGGCGGTTGAAGGCGAAAGCGTTGCCGCATATGCTGCTCGAGGAGGGCGTCATAAACTCTGTTTTTACAGCGCAGAATCTATTCTCGATTGGCATGTAGAAAACGGGAAATTGGATTATGTTCTACTCAAAGAGGAGCGGACATCTGTTCAATTCAATGTTAAAACTGGAGAATTCGAGCAGAAGCATGAGGACATTTACCGTACATTAGATATGCTGGACGGTACATATCGGATAATGCTCTGGCGTAAAAAAGAAAATATCTCACAGGGCGGCAATGAATATGAGCTTATAAGCGATTCATACCCAGTCATGAATGGGTGGAAATTTACAGAAATCCCATTCCGCATATACCCTGAAATTGAGCCGTCCATTCCAATGATTATGGGATTAGTGAACGCTAACATTGCGCATCTAAAGGCCGATGTGATGGACGCCAATTTATGCAGATTGATAGCGACACCATCTCCGGTTTTAGCCGGGTTTAGTGAATTAGCTGATCCACAGAAAAAAATACAGGTCAATCTAAGCGCAGCCATTGTTACAAATAACCCTAACGCAAAATGGGGCTATCTGGAAATGGCTGGTGACGGAGCGGCCGCAATACAAGCAAGGATGGCGCGATTACTCGATGAAATGGTAGCTGAGGGCAGCAGCCTATTAAGAGAATCGCCAAAAGGCGTTGAGACAGCGGAAACCGCTAGTATTCATGCAATGGGCGACAATTCAAAGCTTAGCGAGGTTTCGTTGTGCGTTGAATCGGCTATCAACTGGGCCATGAATTTATTATTTGAATGGGCTGGAGTTGCAGAAGGTGAGCCATTTAATATTCAACTCAATCGCGATATGATGCCGTATCCGATGACGCCGCAGGAGCTTGATTCGTTTGTAAGGGCGCATCAAACCGGGGCTATTAGTTATCAAACGCTTTTCTATAATTTGAAGAAAGGCGAGGTGATCGAAGCAGGACGCACGATTGATGAAGAGCAGGGCGCTATGACTGAGGGGATGTGATGCACAAATGGACGCTTATATTCTCGGATCAATACGGAAAATCAGTTCAAACTTTTATTGTTACCGGTGGCGATCCTCAGCAAGAGGCCATCGCCTTGGTTAACGAAAATAGGTTTATGTCTGATTTTATTTTAATCGCCGCAGTTAGCGGTGTTCATAGTGTATTTGTTAGAGATGACAACGCCGGTCATGAATATGGATTGCTAGGGGACCTCAATGGCTGATGATGAAGTAATGATTGTCTTTTTGGTAATCATTTTGTGCGGAATGCTTGGCTGGATGCTTGGTAGCAGGGTCTAATATGGATAGATTTAATCATGGTTATTATGGGAATAAATTTATCAACATTACATGGTGCGGTAAGCTATGGATAATCGAATTATTTAATATCGATATTTTTGGCATTGGTTGGGATTTTAATATTAGCAAACGATGCCAACAACCATAGACGACAAAATCATAACTGACTCGCTTTACATTAACCGGTTTGATGCCGGTCAGCGTAGAGAGGTTGAGGCGCTATTTAAGGAAATGCGCAAAGACTTGTTAGGCGTATTGTCTGAAAACTACTTGCTTGAATCCACAAAACGCCGAGTTAATGCGCTGATTAGCCAGATAGATGAGGTAATAGACGGATATTACAATCAGGCTGCTAATCAGCTCGATATTGAGCAGTTATTCCACCATACCGTAAATACTGCACAAGCAGCGGTCCAGGCGGCAATACCTGTTAGCATAGCCGCTCAATTACCCACAATCGGCCATATGAAGAGCATCATATCAAATGTGATGTTCACCGGATCGCCTCTATCCGACTGGTGGGATAAGCAAGCGGCTGATACGAGGTTTCGATTCGGCGGAATTATCCGCCAGGGTATTCTGCAAGGCAGTGATTATGATAAATTGATCTCCCCGGTTGCCGAGTTAATGGATTTATCGGCGCGCAACGCCTTTGGCCTAGTGCATACGTCTATTAATACGATTGCTAATGATGCCAGGATAGCTGTTTTTGAGGCTAATTCGGATGTGATAAAATACCTGATTTGGCGTAGCACTATGGACGCCCATGTTTGCAGTCTGTGCATAGGACGTAGCGGAAAAAAATGGACAGTCGATAAAAAACCGATAGGTCACAAAATACCATTTCAATTGCCGCCAATTCATTTTAAAGATCGCTGTATAATTTCTGCGCAATCAATTTATGCCCCTGAAGAATCGGACGCAAGATTCACACGCGCCAGCTCGTTAGGCCAGATTGACGCAAAAACAACATTTGACGAATATCTAAAACGCGTGCCAGCAAGCCAGGTTGATGACATGCTCGGTAAAGGACGTGCGCAGTTGTGGCGTGATGGTAAAATTACGACATCGCAATTATTAGATCAGACTGGGCGCGAATTGACGCTAAAAGAGTTGCTTGATAAATATAATTGAAAATAATATAATATTAAATATATCCGGTAAGGCCGTAATGGTAGCGCACCACTCAAAAAGCTGTTTATGCGGCGTGACTATATGATTCTATCTTATTCAGTAGTTAAGCCGGAGAAGATAGTCGTTACAGGTTCGATTCCTGCCCGGATATGATATTGTGTTATGCTTATAAAACTTAGGTGTTTCGTTTCCATGCTGTTGAATTGTGAAAATTATTTATAGTTACCTCACAATGATTAAAGCCCCGTAAAGGGGCTTTTTTTTGTCTACCATTTTTAACTTTTTCTATCATTAAATAATCTTCGCAACTTTTCCGCAGTCTCGGCCTTAATCGTCACTATTTTTCCGTGGCGTGTTTTTCCGCGAACATATCTGTTCACCGTCATTTTATCAATACCGAGAGCTTTAGCGGCTTTCCTCTGGTATCCGCTTCCCCATATTTGTGAAGCCATGCGTGAAAATTCACTGCTTTTCATCATTCCTTTAATTGTATGCTTTAAAACATACAGATGATAGCACGCATATTACATTATCAGCAATAGCAATATAAGCTTATCTCAATGGTTACGCCATAGTCTACGACTAACAATAATGAGATGAATGATGCCAACATTAGCTGAATTAATATCCGAAAGCCCAGAATTGCAAAAAGAGCTTGTTGATTACGTCAACAACGAAAAAAAAGGCGTTGCCGACAAAAACGCCGAAGTGCTTACGAAACTGAAAGACGCGACGCAGAAAATCAGTGGATATGAGCAGGTTTTATCGGAACTTGGCGACATTGAAGGACTTAAAAAAATTAAGTCCATGTTTGAACAAAACGAAGAACTTAAGCTTTTCGCTGAAGGCAAACATGACGAGGTTTTTGCAAAACGCACCGAGAAGTTATCGGCTGAGCACCAAAAACAATTGGATGCAATCTCAGTTGAACGTGACCAGGCGTTGCAACGATCAAAATCGTTTGAAGATCGTGTGCTTGAGTCGCAATTAATGAACGCAGCTCTACAGGTTCCATCGCTGAATCCAATTTACATGGAAGATATTTTGCTGCATGGCCGAAGTAAATTTAGGCTAAATGATGATGGTAATGCCGTAATAATCGAAAACGGAGAAATAGTTTTAGGCAAAGATGGGAAAACCCCATTCATGCCGGTCGAGTGGTTATCTGACAAAGATGCAACTGGCCGTTGGCATAAGGCCGAAGGCGGTGGCGGTGCGCCAGGGAATGCAAGCCAAAGATCATCAAAAACATCGGTGACACGCTCTCAATACGAGAGCATGACGCCATCTCAACAACGTGATGCTGTCATGGTTCAAGGGCTGTCCGTTGTTGATTAATTTAACAAGTTTATAGGACAAAACAATGGGTGTATTAACACTAACTAGCCTTATCCCATCAATTCAAAAAGCGATGGATGTTGTGTCGCGCGAGCAGGTCGGCTTCATTCCGGCTGTTGCTCGCGATTCTACCGCCGAACGCGCGGCTATTGGTCAGGTTGTTACTTCGCCCATTGTTGGCGCTATGGCTGCCGAAGAGCTGAACGTCGGCGCATACGCAGCCGATACTCCAAATCAAACAATTAACAATGTTCAGATTCAAATCACAAAAGCACGGTCTGTGCCGTTCGGCATTACCGGCGAGGAATCTCTCGGGTTAAGCAATGCTGGTACGCTGGGCGACATCAATCAACAACGTATCGAGCAGGCATTCAGAACGCTATCGAATGAAATTGAAGCAGACTTGGCCGCATTGCACATCTATACGTCTCGAGCTTATGGTACGGCTACAGGAACGCCATTCAATACGGCTGGCGATTTTTCCGACTTCGCCCAGACTAATAAAATTCTGGACGAAAGCGGCGCACCATTGTCAGGTCGTCAAATGGTTCTTGGTTCGGCATCAATGGCGAGGTTACGCGGTAAGCAATCTGGCTTATTTGAGGTAAATAGAGCCGGTACAGACGATTTGTTGCGTCGCGGCATTGTTTCGCAGGTTCAGGGCTTTGACATCCATCAATCACAAGCAGTTCCTGTTTTAGTAACCGCTGGAACAAACAACGGTTCAGCAACAACTACAGCAGCAGGTTTTGCAGTAGGGACAACCAATATTGCAACAGCGGCGGCAGGTACTGGAACCATTGTTGCTGGTGACATTATCACCTTTGCAGGCGATACAAACGAATATGTTGTTGTTACCGGCGTAGCAAGCGTAGCAAGCGCATCAACCGCATTAACAATTGCCGAACCAGGGTTAAGGGTAGCCATCCCCGCATCAGCGACCGTGATAACAACCGTTGCAGCGACAACCCGCAATATGTTTTTTCATCGTTCCGCAATCCAGCTCGCAACCCGCGCGCCAGCTATGCCGGATGGTGGCGACAGCGCTGATGACATGATGCTGATGACGGACCCCGTCTCAGGTATCGCATACGAATTTTGCGTTTACAAACAAAAGCGTCAATTACGTTATGAAGTCAACTTGGCTTGGGGCGTAAAAATGATCGCGCCACGCCATACCGGCTTGTTAATCGGGGCATAAAATGGAAACCGTCGCTATAGTTGCTGAAAACAACGACCACGGCGGTTACTGTTTGATCAATAAATCAGACTTTAACCCTGAAATACACGTTTTGTTTAGTGAAGAGCCGAAAATCGCTTTAAAAGCAAAACCTGTCAAACAATCAAAAAATGAAGGTGCTGAATAATGGGTACATTACGCGTTAGCGATCCAAAATACACGGATACTTTATCCGCAGGCAATCAATTAACAATTGTCACGGCGGCATCAAGTACGGCATTAGTTGAGCGATACGACGGCGGCGCCTTTGTCGAATCAGAAACGATGGCAGCTAGCACTACGCTTGTCATTGGTGAATTCAAGAAAGATTATCAGTTTCATATCACGGCATTAACTGGGTCGTTGACTTACGTAGAAGCTCCAAGCGCGAATCAATCAGGCGAGTTCAAAACTTCAACCGTTGCTGCTGCAAGCGCTGTGTCTGAAACAACTGCAACGCCTGTTGACGTAACATCACTATCATTAACGGCTGGTGATTGGGAGGTTTCTGCGCAGATTGACCGAACATTAAGTGGTGTAACCGCAACTATTTACGGTGGTGGTCTTGGTGTTGCTACAGCGACATTATTGACGCAGGCTGGTGGTTCAGGCGTAGGAACCGATTGTTTGACGACACAAACCGCTACTTTCGGAACTACATTAACAGGTCGATATGATACAAAAATTGGCCCCGTAAGAGTGTCATTGTCTGCAACTACGACGATTTATCTTATCGCTGCCGATACGTTCTCAGCAGGTACTGTTGCGGTGTTCGGGACATTGCGCGCCCGTAGGGTTAGATAATGTCTACCAGCAACAAAACGACTACAGCGTATGCAGCCAGTTTAATTGTTGCTGATAGAGAGGCGACTTTAAAAGGCGTGACTGGGTACAATTCAAAAACATCCAGTCAGTTTATACAGTTGCATGATAGCGCAACATTACCGGCAGAATCATCTGCTCCAAAAATAACGTTTGTGGTAGGTGCAGCATCTAATTTTAGCCTTGATTTTGGCGACGACGGTAGGCCATTTAATAATGGCATCGTCATTTGTAATTCGTCTACCGGGGCAACAAAAACTATAGGGTCTGCTGATTGTTGGTTTGATGCGCAATTAATTTAGTGTGCTCATAGCAATATAAAATAGGATTATCAATATGCAAAACATGCCAACACAAAAAAGTTTAAACGAGCAATGCGCGAAACATTATAGTCCGCCAGCTAAAAAATGACAATCTCTGTAGAGGGCGGCACCGGTAAATCAGACGCGGTTAGCTATGCCACAGTTGCGCAATATAAATCGTATTGCGACGCACGCGGCATTAGTTATAGCGGAGTTACTGATACTGTCATCGAACAATCATTAGTAAAATCAACCGACGCAATGACTCAAATGTTTTCATTGCGCTGGGACGGCTACCGAGTTTATCCATTGACGCAAGCGCTTGATTGGCCTAGGTCATATTGCGAAATAAAAGGCCGTGCAGTAGCAGGGTGGCCTGTTTATGTTGTTAATACTGTCATACCATCTGAAGTGATTAACGCCTGCATCATGCTCGCTATAGAAGTTCAATCAGCGGTATTAGTGCCGAATTTAGAACCGACAGTAACACGCGAAAAAATTGATGTAATTGAAGTCGAGTATGACGTTAATTCGCTGCAATACACTGAATACCGAGACGTCGATTTGCTGTTAGCACCATATTTAAACAGCGAATCAGGGCAACTAAAAATAGTGCGCTAATGGGTTTTTACGATAAAGCGCATGATACCGCATTACGATTGCTCACTAAACGTGGGCGGACAGTAACGGTTACATCGATTACAACCGGCTCTTATGATCCTAATACCGGATCACAAGCGACAACAACATCAACGACAACGCCAAAAGGTTTTTTAACAAACCATGAAGCAAAGGACGTTGATGGGACCATGATTATGATCGGTGACAAAAAGTTGTTATTAGATTCTAGTGCGGCAATAAAAACAGATGACACGGTGACAATTGGTGCAGTGACATATTCGGTTATTGGCATTGATGAAAAAAATTATAACGGGACTCGCGTTATGTGGATTTGCAATGTGCGGGGAAGCGCATGACGTTTAGCGCAGATTTATCCGCTTTTAGCTCCTTGCTTGGCGATAAATTAAAGCGCTTAGAAAAAGGTGTCGTCATTGGATTAGGTGAGGATGTTGTTACTCGATCACCTGTTGGCGATCCCGATAACTGGCGCAGTGAAGAATTAAGAGCATGGGCAGCCGCTGTTGGGTATGTTGGCGGACGCTTTATAGCTAATTGGCAATATGGACTAGCCGCGCGCCCACTTGGAGATTTGCCGGATATTGATGCAACTGGACAGGTATCGCTATCTCGCATAGCGCAGGGTGTTAGAGCAGTGACTAGGCCAGGGAATATCCATTATATCACTAATAATTTGCCCTATGCGCAAGATATTGAAAACGGTCATAGCTGGAATCAAGCACCTAATGGAGTAGTTGACCTAGCTGTAACGCAATGGCAACGGATAGCCAATGAGCAAGCAAGGTTAATATCGGCATGAGCTTAATAAAAATACGCGCTGCTTTAGAAAATACGATAAACGGCATGTCACCCGCTTTGGCAACGTGCTGGGAAAATACAAAATATGCTCCTGTCGTCGGTACTCCATATCAAATTGTTTACATAAAAGAAGCCCCAGAGAATCCAAGCTGGGATACAGCAACACGATGGAACGGGATTTTGTATGTGCGGCTAATGTATCCACAAAGTGCAGGCACTAACGCGATAACAACGCGAGCAGGTCTGTTGCTGACGGCATTTGCAAGAACCACGAGTCACACTAAAGATACGGTGACTTGCATTATATACGAAACACCAGAATTTAACACAGAAGGCAATGATGGGGATCGATTTGTCGGTCTGTTCAAAGCAAAATTTTATACCAACCTAATATAGGACAAGACAATGACCGTAGGTTCAGCGTTATTTACAACCGTAACATTTAAAAAAGAAACGGCTTTCGGCGTCAAAGACACTGACACAGACGGCGCAATTTTATTTAGTCGTCTGCAATTTACGCCGAAACTCGATCAAGCTGTTGTGCTCTCGAAAGAAATCAAACGGTCGATGCAGTCCGGTAACTATGACCGCGGTGTAAAAACAGTAACAGCCACACTGTCAGGGGAGATGGAAGCAGGCGCACATGCTGCCGCCTGGGCTTCTTTGTTCCGTCAGGACTTCAATACCGGCGTGGTGTCAGATATTACCGGGACTGATATTTCAGCAACCGCTAATGTCGCGAATCTTACCACAACTGGAACAGACTGGACTACGGCGCTGCAATTAGATCCGGCTGTCGGCGACACCATTATTTTTTCTGGATTTACCGGAACAAATAAATCAAACAATGGCCGCGAGTGGACAATATTAGCATCAGCCGCAGGGTCATTAACGTTACGACCAAAAAGCGGAAGATTCGTCATGTTTGCAGATGCAGCAGGCGAATCCGTTACAGTACAAAACTTGGGTACTGATGCCGCTCCTAAGACAAATGTTATCACTCGGACAAATATTGCTTCGGTAGCGGATACCCCAATTTTCGCAACAGTAGCAGGTGATTTCACTGTCCAATTTGTGGTCGGTAATCTTGTAAAAGCTTCCGGATTTACTGGTGGTAACGCGCCGAACAATGAGAAGCCTTTCAAAATTACAAAAATTACAGCGACACAGTTATACGGCTATTACACTGACAACTCGCTAGCTATTGATGATGCTGCTACTGAATCCGTAACGATTACCGCTTCTGATCTTGTGAAGCTTGTTTATGCGTCAACCAATTCTTTGGCCGTAGCCACAACTACCAGGTTAACGTCGTCAACATCATTTATCGCAGAAGGGTTCAAAGTACATGACGTAATCCGTCTACGTGGATTTACGACAGCAACCAATAACGACCGTAATCTACTGGTTACATCATTTAACACGGCCGGCACTCAGATGAATTTCGTCGTTTTAGATGGCGACGTAACAACTGTGCCGATGGTGGTCGAAGCGGGTGCATCTGGTGATTACGTTTATCGTGTCGGGAAAAAGACGTTTATACCACAGGATGACCATACGAATTACTCCTGGATGTCAGAACGGTGGGATAGCAGCATTACTCAATCTGAGCAATATACCGGCCTGCGGTTTGGTCAGGGGAAAATAACCGGGGCAAATGCCGACATCCCGACAGTGTCATTTGACCTAATGGGTAAAGATTTAGAGACTGCACAGGCCGAATATTACACATCATCAGCAGAACCTATTTCAAGTAAAAACCTTAGCGTAATTTTTGCAAAAGCATATATCGACGCTACAGCAATCGGCTCTGTTTTGTCGAATGATATAACCGTCAACAACAACAATGCGGCGCTAGATAAAACATGGGGCAGCGACACAACTGCCGATATAACCCCTGGCGTTTTTTCAGTCAAAGGATCGATGCAGATTTATTATCAAAATGAGACTGAACGCGACAGGTATTTGAACAAAAACGAGATGAGTATCGTTTTCGTTTTACGTGATTCTGACGATTATGATGCTGAGTTCGTAGCAATACAGATGCCACGCATCATCTATGATTCGGCGGCTATCAGTGACGACCTAAAGGCGTCAATTATCACAATTCCGTTTACAGCTATCGAAAACCCAACAGGCAGCGATGGAGTAGATGCAAGTAAATTGTTTTCATCAATCAGCATTCAAGACAGCAAGGCGTAATTTATGGCAAAAGTAGCACAAAAAGGCTTTAGTTTAAGCCAGTTTAATGAAGTTGAAGCCGGTGATCAATTACATGAAATCGTATTTAAAGACGCTTTTGGCGTGCCTATTGAGGACAGTGACGGCGGCACATTATCAGCATGGATTATCGGTCCGGCGTCAAAAGAACTGAGTACATTTGAAAAGAAAATGCAGCTTAAACTAAGCGCTATTTTTACGCCTATACAAAGCGGTAAAAAACATTTAACGGTTAATGACCTATCGACACTGGATAGCATCAGCATTGAAAAATGCAAAATTATCGTGAAGAAGTGGGTGTTAAGCGACGAATGCACGCCTGCGAACATTGAGTTATTTTTTATACAAAATCCAACATTTAGGCTGCAATTAATGGAAGAGCTTAAAGCGTTGCAGGATTTTTTGCCGACTCGGTAAACTCATTAATTGAGTTTGCCAAGCATCAGTTTTTTTTAAATGAGACAGATGATAACGGAGTAACAAAGCGCGAATTGTTTGAGCGGGCAAAATCGCAAGGTGCCAGCGTCACACAGTTAGAATATGAAGAGATAGAAAATCCATTATGTGCCCGTATATGGCAATGGTTTTGCGAATTAAACAGCGGTAGGCAATCGAACGGAATGGGCGCAAACATGCTGGCCTGGACTGAAATAAAATCATGGTGCGAACTGACAGATAATTGGCCTACTCCATTTGAAATTAATGTAATTAAGCAGCTTGATTCCGAATTTGTAAAATCGTGTAATAAAAAAAAGGATAAGTGATGGCGGTATCAATAGCAGATTTAGCGATAAGGGTTGACGCAACACAATTGCGTGTAGCTCAGCTCGAAGCAGATCGGCTAGCATCATCAGGCCGCAATCTTGAATCATCTGCAAATCGCGCTTCCGGTGCTTGGAAAAGCTTCGGAGGCGTTCTTGCGTCTATTGGTTTAGGATTAGGAGTCCGTCAGCTTATCGATTATATGGATACTTGGGCGAATATTGAAGGGCGATTAAAACTTGTCACGCATTCGACACAAGAGTTAATCGACATCCAAGCAAAGTTATTCGATACTGCAAACAATACCCGTTCGTCGCTAGAAGGAACGGTCGATTTATACTCAAAGCTTGCCCGCGCTCAAAAAGAGCTAGGCATGACATCTGCCGAACTTATAAAGATAACTGAAACCGTTGGTAAATCTATGATTATCAGCGGGGCAGGAACCGCGCAAGCGTCAGCGGCAATACTCCAATTAGGGCAGGCATTCGCAAGTGGTATCCTAGCCGGTGACGAATACCGATCAGTCGCAGAAAACTCACCTCGTTTAATTCGAGCCATCGCCGAAGGATGGGAAAATGCCAACGGAACAATTGGCGTGTCTATCGGTAAATTACGTCAATTATCGCGTGATCAGCAGTTAGATATTGAGCGTGTAACTAAGGCAATCGCTCGTGCAACTCAGAATATCGACAGTGAGTTCGCTAAAATGCCGATCACTATCGGACAGGCGTTCACCGTTGTAAATAATGAGCTTCTTAAATTCATCGGTGCAGGCGGGCAGACTAGCGGCGTTGCAAATGCTTTAGCCGATGCTGTAATAGTATTGGCCCGAAATATAGACCTAATCACAGGGACATTATTAATCGGAGCCGCCGCATGGGCAGCCTATAAAATAGCGTTGATTGGCGTATCAACTGTTGGCTTTATCACAGGAGTTTTAAATTCAATAACCGCGTTATCCGGTTATGACCAAGCATTAGCAGCTAACCGTGTTTTTATTGCGCAGAATTCTATTGCTGTTGCTAATGCCGCCCGCGTTGAAGCGATGCGCACGGTAAATATAGGCGCTGCTATTGCCGCACAGCACGCGTTAGCAGCAGCGCAACTCGAATTAATAGCAGCGCAAGCGGCTCAAACGGCTAGCCTAACACTATCAGCCAGGGCATTCGCATTTCTAGGAAGCATCTTGCCTGCGATAAAAGCGGAATTATCTGCTATCGGTATTATCGCGGCAGCTAACCCATATGCATTATTGATAACCGGCATAGTCGTTGCAACAGGAGCGCTTTATCTATTCCGTGATGCCGCAATCGGAGATACTGAAAACTCGGCGGTTAAAGAATATAGCGCAAACGTTGATAGAGCTAAAGCGGCATTAGATGCCAATTTAATAACGGTTGAGCAATACAATGTTGAGGTCAGTAAACAAATTGAATTGATGGGCGATACCAATGATGCAATTGTGCAACTGGGTGATTATTTCACCGCTGTATGGACGTTGATTAGCGCAGGATGGAATAGGGTAGTAGATGATTTTAATATAGGAATAAATGATTTAAAGCAAAATTTCAAATGGTTCGACGAGTTAGCTAGTTCAATTACAGCAATTAAAGAAAAGTTTAATAATTGGCAGACCCCTATCGGTAAATTAGCCGATGATATTGCTAGGGCAAGAAAGGCCACGGAAGATTACCAAAAGGCGCAGGATAATATTACGCGTGGTACGGCAGAAATAACCGAACAAGGGCTGAAGTTTACCAAAAATCAGGAGGATTTATACGTAAAACTGAGCGAACAATCGCAAAAATTGACAGTATCCGAGCATGATAGAATGCTCAAAGAGATCAATGATAGCCGCGTTGTAGGGAAAGAGCGCGAGGCGATGCTTGCATTGCTAGCTAAAATCGATGAGGCAAAAGCAAAAGGCCTAAAAAACGGCGAAGTCGAAAAGTCGCAAATCAAAGAAGTGCAGGATTTAGCTAAAGCATCTATTGATGCGCAGATTTACGACATTACCCGACTGACCGATGCCAAGCTACAATCTTACGGTTTAGAATCGGATATTCTAAAAAACCAGTATGACGATAATCTGATTACAGCGCAACAATATCGCGATGCTAAAATCTCGCTAATTAATGCGGAACGTGACGCCACAATCAATGCATTGACGGAAACACAAGGGAAATATCAAGAATCATTTAAGGCGCAATTAACTGATGCAACAGAATTGCAACGGGCTACGCTTGCGTTAATGAAAGTTGAATCCGGTGGTAATCAATTCGCTATCAGCACAACTAAAGATGGCCGCCACGCGATAGGCAGTATGCAAACATTGCCTAGCACGCTAAAAGGATATGGCGTTGATATGGGAGGCCTCACAAACACATCTAGCGAAGAGGATTTATTAGGATGGTTGAAGACAGCTAACAACGCATTTATAGCGGAGTCTACTGGCATTAAGATGTACGCTGAATTGGTGGAAAAATTAGGCGGTAACTTCGCAAATGCCGCATCCGCATATAACGAAGGCGAAGCTAACTTTAAAACATACGGAATTACCGCCGGTGAAAACGCTAAACATGTCCGTAAATTTCAGGAAGAATTCGCAAACGGAAGCAAAGACGCGATTGATTTAACTACACGAATAAAAGACGCCGAAGCCGCCAGATATTCTGAAGGCATTAACGCGCAAAAAGAAACAATCGCCGTTAATCATGAGCTAAAGAAGGCCATCGAAGAATACAGTAATGCGGTCGCTTCAGCACAAATAAAATATCTGGAAATGACCGGTCAGACTGCGCAGGCAGCTATCGAATCAGATAAGCTGGCAAAAGCCACGGATAATGTCCGCAAACAGGCTATTTTGCTTGGTGATAAAGACGCACTTAAATTCATTGACGCAATACGCACAATTAATCCTGATTTAAAGCCATTACTAGATAAAATCAAATATTACGGGATGCTTGAGCAAGAAGTTTCTCGGGCAACAGCGGCAGAATATGAAGAGGCAGCCGCGACTAATACTGATCCGGCCCAGATTGCATTTTTGAAGGCCAAGGCGCAAGGATTCAGAGACGTGGCCGATGCTCAGCAGTTGTTAAACTTGCGAGCAATGCAAGAAAATATAGGCGCAACACTTACAGATGATGCTACCAATACCTATATCGACAATCTAAAAAGATTGCGTGAAGCTCAATTGGCCGGTATGTCGCCTGATTTGGTCGATGAATTTGCAGCAAAAATAAAACAAGAATTTGATCAAAATAGTCCAGCGGGTAAACAGGCGCATAATTTTTTTGAAACATTGAAGGAAACCTCATCGCAGGGATTTATGGCGATGTTGCAAAATGGCGCAAGCGCAAGTGAGGCAATGACGACTATGTTCAAAAACATGGCCGACAATATCACAGCGTCATTCCTAAAGCTCGGACAAAATAGCTTATTCGATTGGATAGAAAATGGAACCATGAAAGCCGGGGGCTGGATGAATGTGGCAGTCGCAGGCTTGTCTGTTGGCGCGCAATTATTAGCCAATGTATTAAGCGCAGATCAACCTACTCGCACGCCATCAACCGCCGAGTCTTATCAAAGTAACGAGCTTGGCGCGTCTAAAATGGCTTTGATTGATAGCCTATCGCGTGATACCGGATATAGTTTTGCAACAAAAGCTGCAACATTATTTAATAACAATCTGCAAACATTCTCGAATTCGATACAAAATAACGCATTACGAATTGCTGACGGATTGCTTAGTATAGGAGATAAAATAGCTAAGACACAGGCTTTCCAGACGGTATCTAATTGGCTTGGCAGCATAGGAGATGGTATAGGCAAAGTAACTTCATTATTAAGCGAAGGCTGGGGCATCGTTAATAAGTTTTTTACTAGCACAACCAATTCAATAGCCAGCTTTTTAGGATTTACAGAAAAGGCTAGCGCAGCCGTTGCTGAAGGTGGGTTATCTGGAGCAGGACAGGCCGTGTCTAAGGTCGTTGGGCAGGCGCTTGCCGTTGTTGGTGCTGTGTATTCTATTTATACATTCGCGACCGGAATTGGGGATTTGATTGATAGTGGGACAGTTGGGCAGGTAGTTGGATCGGTAATGCAATTGGCGTCATCACTACTAGCATTCGCTGGTGCTTTCGTATCTATAGGGCCAGTTGGTTGGATTATAGCTGGAGTCCTTGCTGTTGTTGGCTTTTTGATTTCTTTTTTCGATGAAGTGCGTAAGCCATTAATAATGATGACATCATTAGGTAATGATTTACGTAAATTTGATGGGATACAAAAAATACAATTCCCAAGTGGTCGCGGAGCTATAGTCACAGATTCAGCATTCGGCACGATTGAGTTAAGATCAAAATATCAGGGTGGTTTAAATGCCGAGCAACTTAATAATGCAGCCGGACCACTGTTGTTATTGATGGCCGCAACTGACGACGCAATGGCCGCCGCTTTTGATAAAATAGACAAGCAGAAAGAAACATCTAACTATATCCGCGCTAATCTCAATCAATACATCGAGCAAAATTTAGAAAGCGCAGATGTTTCGAAAATGATCGAGCAAAGATATGAAGCTATTATAAATCTAGCTGAGCAATCCGGGACGTATGCAGGGATAGCATTCAATAAGATTTTTGATATTCTCATTTCAAAATTCAAGGCATTCGACCAAAACACGCTAGCTGCGATGGGAATAGCGGCCAGCATAGCCGGTAATTTACAGGCGTTTATTGATACAGTACCGTTATCATTCTGGGACTTAGTTAATAAACGAATTGAAGGTGTTGGCGGAAACAAAACAGCAGAGCAATTTACAGCAGAATTGAATAAAGGGATTCTTGGATTTGTAGCATTAAAATCAGTGCTTAATACTATTTCCGCAATATCTGATGATGCCGTTGTTGCAATCATGGATTCAAAGGGTTCAATTGATACCGTTGCGCTTAATATGGCGCAATTCGTTATTAGCTTAAAATCGATTGCGCCGAATATAAGCATGGCTCAAGTTATTGATCAAATCAATAAAATTAAAGCGGCTACAACTGATTTTTCTGACCAATATGCGACGGCGTTTTTTGGCGCATTCAGTTCATTTTCGGCAATAGTGAAAGATCTTAGTTTTACGAGCCTGGATGATTTAACGAATAAACTAAGCTATTACAGTAATCAGATGTTGGGAGCGGCGGAGGTTTCTGCGCAAGCGGCGAATGCGGCGATAGACTATGCTATTGCCGAAAATCATCTTGCAGGCGTGTCAAGGGAAAGCGCAATACAAACATTACTACGCACAAAAGCAATCGATGAAGCAACAGTCGCCGAAGCGGATTATAGTATTGCTGTGCAATCGGCTTTAAAATCTCAACTTGATGCGATGGGATTTATACAATCATTCGTGGTTGCTGCTGGAAAAACATTACGCGACTTTTCAATTGGCGCAGATGATTGGTTTAATGCGGGTAAAAATGTAATCGCCGTGTTTGGCGACATGAGTGCTGCGGCTAACTTTTACACTAAACTAACGGGAGCATTTTTGAATGATAATGAACAAAAAACGGCGGCTCAAAAAATTGCTGCAAACAATGCAAAAAATTTATTGGACGCGGCTAATGATGCGGGCCTGGGAGCGAAGCTCGGGCTAGGCGAATTAACGGCCGAAAATACATCAGCATGGATAACAACCTTATTGCAAACGGGTCAGGGTATTGATGGCATTATCAATTCATTTGCGAGTGTTTCAGATGGCACTTTATTTAAAAACTTATTCAACGCTTTAGCAGACCTGAAAACCACAACAGATGCACTTGCAGATGCCACTGACAAGCTCACAGCGGCGAATAAAGCCGCATTAGCGATTACGCTTGAAGAATGGCTGCAAAAAAACAAACTCGGTAGCACAAGTGCATTAAATGATGTGAGTAAAAATGCCGAGTTCCGCCAGCAAATTATATCGTCATATACAAGCGCGTCTCAGGGTAATGCGGCTGCGGCCGGATCTTTGACCGGTTTAATAGACGAATATTTAACCTTTGCGCAAAAGTTTGACCCGGCCAATTTTAAAAGCCTATCTGATTGGGCGACCGGGTTAGTGTCATCGCTTAAAAATACATTGCAACCAGCAACAATAAATAATGACGTTGAAACCTATACAAACAAAAAGGCGCAAAGGATTGATGTCAATGTAATACAAAACAAAAACGATAACGCAGATCAAATAGCGCTTTTAATTAAAGCAGTGCAAGTTGCGCAAGAAGGGCATAAACAGACAATTAAGGAATTAAGAAAAACTAATACTGAATTAGCTGCATTAAAAGCCAGCGCAAGGCGTAGGGAAGTTAAAGCATGATTTGGTTGCTAAGCGTGGATTGCCTGGATAGCATTGGGAATGCGGCTACGCTGCATTTTTCTAGCGGCGCGTGGAATGATAAAACAAAACTAATTTATCAAAATAAATTGATACAACCAGCACTTATTAATCAATCCGCTAACGATGGTGGCGTGTTGCAGATGTTCAAGGAATCAAGTATCGGCGAAATTGAATTAGCTAATACCGATGGTGGGTTAGATTTCATAATGGATTATGCATTTGACGGAAGAACCGCGACATTAAATAATGGGACAACATCCTATAATTTAGGGACAATGTTGGCACCGAGTGAGCGTGATAATTCGATTTATTTCAGCTTCAAATCGGTTAGCGAAACACTAGGCAATGATTATCAGCAATCTGTTTATGATTCAACAACATGGGATGCATCATTGGACGGGACTTTAATCCCTATTGTTTTCGGGAAATGCAATAATATTACTCCTGTTTTAATCGATGAATCAAATAGTATTTATCAGGTTTCAAGCGGAACGGATTGCCGCATTATAGCCGTTTATTATGACGGTCAACGGCTCACAAATTACAAAGTGAACGGCGCGCATAGTTCTGGATTGACAACCATTGCAGTAGATAGCGGAACCAAAAACATTGCGACTGGCGCGCAAATAGTTTTTAGTGGTGATGACAACATTTACACGGTTTCGACAGGGTTAACCGGGCTTAGCGGGAATATTATTATCACCCCTGCACTGGTTGTAAATATAGCTGACAATGCGCCATTTGATGTGCTAAATACCTATGCGACGTTATCTGCATTGCAAACAGATGCGGCTAAGGCCTCTACAGATTTAACTAAAAAGGCGACTAAATGGGGATCGTTTGAAGGTTATTTCCATCTTGCTGACGCTGCACAAGGGGTCGTTACCTGTGATGTTATTACGGTCGATACAGTCACACCTGCGCTCACTACGCCAAGAAAAACTTATGACGTAATTGAGGATGTAATATCAGGATGTGGAATAACAGGGCTTACTATTGATGCTACACAGATTATAGACAATATAGTCTATACGAAAGCAGCGTCAACAACTGTTAAAACAGTCGTTAATTCGCTAGGATATTCTGGATATTATGTAAATGAAATTACACCAATAAAAAATATCATCGATTCATTAGTAAAATCATTTTTTGGATATTATTGGTTTGAAGATAAAGAATTAAACATAAAAATAATAGATTACCCGGCATCAACGGCTGTTGTTGATATTAATGAATATCAGATTAAGAGCATAAGCCGCGAGGCCATCGGCTTAGGAAGCAACGGTGTTCCGATTAAGGGATGGCTGCTCAAATATCAGCGCAACTGGACAGTGATGACGACAGTCGCCGGAATACTCGGAACTGCACGCAAAGAATTGCTTGGGAAAGATTACCAGGAAATAGGGACGAATGATATTAATCTGACAACGGCTGCAAGGCATTTGTTGAGTGAAAAATTAACGCTTGAATCGTTATTAAATACTAAAGCATCGGCTTTGCTAATATTTACACAGCTTGATGCAGTGTGTAGTGTTAGACGCGATATTGTAGAAATAATCAGTGACGACCTAAGATTTTTGAATACTGTGCAATTAGGGGCAACTATAAATGTAATTACGCCTTTGCGCGGCTATACTGCCGGTAAAAAGCTTGTTTGCATTGGTCGTGAATTAAATGCATCTGATGAAACTTTGTTGATACGGGCATACGGATGAGCAATGTAATTTTCGGATATAACAACGTTGTGGAATTAGCCACGCTAACAGGCGGGACATTTGAAACAAACCTGCCTCGCGATAATCTAAAAACAGATAAACTCGCGGAAGTCGCACAGACAACTACCGACGCAACGATAACGCTAATAGCAACATTTAGCGCTAATCAAAATATCGGCTGTGTGGCATTAGCTAATCATAATTTTAGTGCGGATGCGACTATTTCCATTAACCTGAAAAATTCCGGTGGCGATATTTTAGAGTCAACAACGGGCGATATTGCGCCGTATATTGATGCATACCGTAATAGCCTTTTTTGTTGGTTTTTTACGTATAACAGGCCATCAACGCGCAGTGTCGAAATAACGATTACCGACACAACTAATGCGGATACTTATTTGAGTGCTGGGCGACTGTTTATTGGTACATTTTTCGAGCCGACAAGGAATATTGAATATGGTGACGCTTCGCACGGAAGAAATGATTTAAGCGATACGAGCAAAAGCATTAACGGTGTAAAGTGGCATAGAGAACGTCAAAAATTACGGACGGCTGCAATAGGATTAAAGCATTTGCCTGAATCTGAAATGCTTGCTGTTGATGATTTAATGCAGCAATGCGGCACAACGACTGACGTTATATACGCCTTCACACGGCCGACTTATACCGATGTATCAAGTGTTTTACATCAAGATGAGTTAAGTTACAAATTAACATTTTTAGGTAATTTGACAACGCTTGACGCTCTGAGCAATCCATTTTTTGAGCAATATAGCGCACAATTTAGCGTCGAGGAATTGGCTATATGACGACTATTTATAACGACGATGTTAGAGTGCAATTACTCGCATCTATTGACGAGACAACAACGACGTTATCAGTATCAAATCCGGCTGGAATTTATCTTGATCCACCTGCGCCAACTGGGGCGGAAGTAGCTACATTAAAAATCGTTGATCGTATCGATAACCCGATGCGACGAGAAATTATCACTTATACCGGACGTTCGGCAATTGCCGGAGGGTTTTCGTTGACCGGAGTAACTCGCGGGGCTGTCCCGATGTTATGGGAAGCAGGATGTTTTTTGGTCGGTGTTATTACTGACGTTCTAACCGAAGGATCAAATATTACTATCGTAGATGGAGTAATATCCTCAAGTTATAAGAGAACTTTTATTGTGCAAAACCCTGGATTTAATGAAGATGTTACTTATATTGCAGGAGTTAACCAAGTTCCAAATTTTGTCCTAGGAGCTAATGGCTCTTTAATTTATACAGAACTGGAGTAGAAAATGGCAAGAACGGTAGATGCAATGCATAGAAATCAACCATATGCGCATATTCATGTGATAATTTCAGGTACTTTTGCTGATGCCACTGCAAGAACAGCAGTTACAACGTATACTGACGACGAAATTGATATGATCTACAAACAAATCGACGACGGAAGCCTTTGGAGAGTTATAAGTCAAAGTGCTGGAGTTCCTGTTTGGGAGGAATTCGGTCGTGTACAAAATAGAGTTGGAAGTGCAACTTCTAGTGCTACACCAACAATAAATACTAATATTTATGATGTCTATAAGTTAACAGCACAAGCTGTTGATATAACGTCATTCACCACAAATCTTTCAGGCACTCCAACAGATACGCAATTTTTAGAAATTATTATAACTGGTACTGCCGCTAGGGCAATTACCTGGGGAAGTTCTTTTGTTTCCTCTGCGATTGCCTTACCTACAACCACAGTAACAACAGCTACATTGCGGGTAACATTGCAATATGACAGTGTTTTGGCTAAATGGGTCTGCGTCGGAGTGGCTTGATGAGTAGATTTTTTTGTTTATTAGTCGGACAACAAGCTATCCAAGTTGGTGCGGACAAAGCTATTTTTGGCTATGGTTATGCCGCAGGATATTCTAGCCTAACAAATCTAGTTTCCAATACTGGTATTGTTGCAACAGACACAGCAGGTGTAGGAGAACCTAGACGATATTTAGCTGCATCAGGTTATGGAGGCGATAAAGCTATTTTTGGGTATGGTGGCGACTCTACTTATGTACATTCTTTAACAAATCTAGTATCTAACACTGGAGTAGTCGCTGCAAATACTACTGGAGTAGGGACGGCGCGTTTCGGACTCGCAGCAGCAGGTTACGGCACAGATAAAGCTATTTTTGGGTATGGTTCAGGATTATATTTTGAACTTTCTATGACAAACAAAGTAGCTAACACCGGAGTCGTAGCGGCAGATACGACAGGCGTAGGTACAGCACGGTATGCCTTATCAGCAGCAGGCTATGGAGGCGATAAAGCTATTTTTGGGTATGGGACTAATGGTTCCTACCTGTCTATGACTAATCTAGTTTCCAATACTGGTATTGTTGCAAGCGATACGACTGGAGTTGGGACAGAGCGTTATGCACTTGCAGCAGCAAGTTACGGCACAGACAAAGCTATTTTTGGATATGGGAATGCAGCAGGATATTCTAGTCTAACAAATCTAGTTTCCAATACTGGTATTGTTGCAAGCGATATAACAGGCGTAGGTACGGAAAGACAATATCTATCAGCAGCAGGCTATGGAGGCGATAAAGCTATTTTTGGGTATGGGACTACTTTATCTAGCACGGCAGTAACAAATCTAGTATCTAACACTGGAGTAGTCGCTGAAGACACAACAGGTGTTGGAACTGCTAGATACGGACTTGCAGCAGCAAGTTATTAAAACTAAGGAATTAAAATGGCAAAATTAAACACAGAATTTAACTACCGGTATCAAGTCATCGGCGAGACACCGTGGGAAAAAATAAAAATTCTACAAGGATTTCTGAGTGGCAGAAAGAGAGCAGTAGCATTAGAAGAGGTGAGTGATTTAAAATATCAGGCAAAAATTGCAGAACTAGCTAACGCTAAGGAAGTTAAGGCTCTTCCGCATGTAATTATGACACTACAAGCAGAATTGCTTGAACTTGAGTCTGTCCAAGCAACTCTAAAAAACGATTTTGAGTTAAACAGACAAGAAATAAAGATTATCGAGTCTTTACTTGCTGAGTTATATGAAATTGCAGAACCTACACGGATTCCCGGAGCTTCTGATGAAGATATGTTTGAAGCTAATGCAGCTAATGAATTCACAGTTTGGATTGCAAAAGAAATACAAGCTGAGATTATCGCTAATGGCCGTCCATCAGCGGCTAAATTGCGGAATGCAATGAGTAATCCTTTTTCGCTTTTAGCTTTACAAAAAATAGGGTTAATTCCGGCGGAAGTTAGGCTTATTGGGTGCTCCGTTGACCCTTTAAGGATTGAGTTGCAGTTTGATCAAGCAACACATAAGGAAAATACTATTTTCTACAAGTGACGGTGTAGAGTATTTTGAACCATCATTATCTGTGACTTCAGCAACAATGCTAGTAACTCACGCGAATTCCCCAATTAATGGCATAAAATTTACAGGAGCAATCGGTGATTCGATTGAAATAGTGGTTTAAATGGGATTTCCAACAAATACAGTAGGAACTGCAACCTTAGATATTACTTTCCGTTGGAATGCAGTCAGTAGCAAATGGGTTTGTGTGTGGGTAGCATAAAGAAGTTAGGATAATTAGAGCCGCCATTAAACAATGAAATAATACACAATGAGCAGGAATTATTATGAGTCAATTATTAATATCAGGCAATGAAGCAACCCTGACCGGTACAGAAACGTTAACAAATAAAACATTCGTAGCGCCAGTTTTAGGAACGCCTGTGTCCGGCGTTTTAACTAATTGCACAGGAACTGCGGCAGGATTAACAGCTGGGACTGTTACAACGAATGCTAATTTGTCCGGGGCTGTTGCTAGCTCTGGGAATACATCTTATCTTGGAAGCTTTACTCTAGCGCAACTAAACGAAGCTATTAGCGATAATGATGTAGCTGTTTTGTCTGGGAATAACTCCTTTACCGGGAAGATAGGTATAGGCACTACTACACAACCTTCTGGGATTCTTGATATTGAGGACGGCTTAACTACCGGAGGAGGCAGGTATGTTGAGTTCGCCAATAATGTTGGTGGAGTTAATCCATCTACCTACGGTGGGTTATTTTTTGGATGGAATAAATCAGGAGGACTTGGCGAAAGTGTCATAGGCTACAGCAAACAACAGGGGGGCGTTCCGAGGCTTGATCTTGTTAGTTGGGATGGGGCAACCTATGTAATAGAAGTTACTCTAAAAAATGGTAAACTAGGCATAGGTATTATTGATCCTCAAGAAAGCCTTGATGTTGTAGGTAAAATAGCCTGCTCTTCTACTACTCGTTCAGGTGGGTTTACAGTAGCAACATTACCTTCCCCAACATTAGGAGATAGATGCTTTGTAACTGACGCATTAGCTCCAGTAGCACTAGCTACTGTGGTTGCGGGGGGTGCGGTAAAAGTTCCTGTCTTCTATGATAGCGGTAATTGGATAGTAGCTTAACTTTAATCAAACTTAATAGGGAAAATAACATGGAAATTTTAGAAACACAACGTCCTTACGAATTTCTTGCTCGTTGGGACACAAAGACGGGATTACTTAAAGGTAGTCATATAGCTTTTGCAACAGTTCTCGAAAAAGATGGCGTCTTCTTAAGCGAGCAAATTAACAATGTTATGCCGGTTGGAGATGCTACGTTCCCTATCACGGATGTACTTGATCTAGTTCAAGTAGATTCTTTAGCACGGATTGCTGCGTTAGAGATACTACTGGCTGACAAAGAGGCAGAAATAGCGACTTTAACTTCTAATATAGCGGCATTAGTTTCCGAGAAACAGTTATGAAAAGCTTTCTAAAAATTGTGCTCGTTCTCTTATTCCTGTTTTTAGGGTTTGCTACTGAGGCCGCAAATATTAATGGCTATTGCGGGGCATACGCTTCAAAAGTAGATGACACTATTTACAGTAATGCCGCTATTTCTGGAGCTTGCCCTGGGAGAGGATGCCCAGGGCTAGTAAAGTATTATCCAGATGGGACAAATAAAGTTGTTCTTTCCAACAAAGCTATAACTGATATTGATAGCCCAGACAAGATGTTTTCTAGGCCCTCAGTTATTAAAACCTCTAAAGGTTATGCGGCTATAGCTTCAGTTTCTAATGGATACCCTCCAGAAGACGGTTTGGTTACCCCATCCTTCCTTACTTCAATTGATGGTGAAAACTGGGAATATCATGGGAAGTTTAAAGGGGATATTGAAGGCTTTCCAGCTTACGTCTCAGGGATGGCGTTTTACCAAGATGAATTAGGCGTCTATCATTATCTTACAGATGGTTATGGGGTTAAACTAGCCGAATTAACTTCAGAAGATGGGGAGTATTGGTATTTTACTAGGAATCCTGACTTAACAATAAAGGAAATTGCTCCAAAGAACTGGAACAACCCAATATTTGCCTCTATTGCAAGAGTTAATGGGAAATACTATCTAGCTGCGTCCAATGGTTGGCCTGTTACAGCTTGGTACTTCGCATACAGTCTTGATGGTGTAAACTTTAAACACCTTCGTACAGTAAATGTTTTTTGGTATGAGAAAAACATTAATCTTTATGAAGAAAATGGACAATTATTTGGTTTAGCAACAACTGAATTAAAAAATAGCTGTTACAAAAAGAAAATAGTTAATTTGAATTATTTGCTTAGGTAAAAAGGCTCAATTATGAAATTCGGAATCGATTTATCTCAACCATCAACAATTCGCGGAATTTTGTGGATACTTTCAGGTGTGGCCGGTATTTATTTGGCTATAAAAAATAATAACATTGAAATGCTAACTGTTTTTTTACCATTTATACTGAATGGTACGGCAGGCGTGGCAATCAAAGACAAGGAACAATAAAATGCCAGATGATGCGTGCCGCTTAGCAAAATTAGAAGAAGGACTTTCTAACATAAAAGACGAATTTAGGACGCATAGAGCTGAAGAAGAAACGACACTGACAGATATTCTTAACTCTCTGCGTAAAATTGAATCAGTACAAGCAGGGCAAAAAGGGTTTATTGCCGGGATCACTTTTGCGGTTTCATCAATCTTTGCTGTGGCAATTTATTTTTTAGGGAAAAATAACTAATGAATAGAAGAATTAGCCGAAACGGTATTGAAAAACTAAAGCTTTTTGAAGGGTTTAAAAACCATGTTTATACTGACTCAGGAGGACAACCAACAATAGGTGTTGGTCATTTACTGACGAAAGCAGAGAGGGCATCTGGCAAAATAATTATCGATGGTGAGCCTATTAAATATCGTTACGGGCTATCCGGCGAGGAAATTTTATTATTGTTGTCTCAAGATGTAAAACCAATTGAAACAATTGTTGATAAGCTTGTTATTATTGCGTTAACAACTAACCAATTTGACGCGTTAGTCGTTTTTACATTCAACATAGGCAATGAGGCATTCAAATCATCAACACTGCTTAAAATGCTAAATAAAGGTCTTTATAACGAAGTTCCAGCGCAATTAAAGCGCTGGGTTATGGATAATGGAAAAGTTGTACCTGGGTTGGTTAATAGGCGCAATAATGAAATTGCGCTTTGGTTAAATAAATGATGCTATATATGTGTTAAATATATTGTTTTATATGTGTTTTATAAAATTGACGCAATGTTTTGCGTCAATTATGACGCCTAATTAGCGTTGGGCCTATGCCTTCGACAGTAATAGGTTTAAGTTTAGATCAGCAATAGTTCTCGGCTGGTCTCTTCCAGTATTCATGTCGTGAAGTAGTTTTGCCGCTTCCAAGTCTTTAGCAACTGTAGCTAAAATAGCGCCGGTTGCTTTTGTTACAGTTCTTACATGATCGCTATCAACCTTTCCTTTTAAAAAACTATCAAGCTCGTCAAATAAAATATCTCGTAGCCCTTCAGTTGTTTTATTCATTTGTTGCTCCTATTTTTTGCGGTTAGTCTTAATATTTTCCGAATCAGTTTTTGTGTTTCTTCTATTTCACGCTTAGGTATATGAAATTTTCTGATTTTGTTCCAACATCCTGTGCACAGCAGGCTTTTACTTTTTGTGGCATCATATTTACTCGTATGGTTCCAACCCCACACGTCATTTCTTTCATGCACTTTTTTTGGTGTGCTTGTCTTTCCGCATAAGTCGCATGTATGCAGCGGCGTATACGCTATCAATCGCATATCAAGCTGTTTCCCAGGCTGTCCATTTTTTTTTAATCTTGGGATATACTTAATAATGTGCTTTGTATAAGTTCCCATAATCAAGCCTAACAAGTAGTTCCAAGCGACAAGCCGCCATATACGGCTTGTATGTTTCCTTCAAATTTCGTATGGCGGCTTGCGCCTGAACATGGCGTTGGGCATCACTTATTGGTTGCCTCTTAATTCTTCTAATAACTTTTTTCGGCGTTCTTCGGACATTTTTTTTATGCCAGCTTCAATCTCACTTACATAAGGTGCGTGCGTTATTTGTTTTGTTGATCTAGCAATATCAAAAAGCCCATCGCTAATACGCCCAAAAAGTTGCTGTAATCCGTCAAATAAATAAGCCAAAAAAGCTACAGGCCAGTACAAAATTATCCTTAAAATAAACGCTATATAGTCTTTAAAAATCATAAATGCCCAACAAGTCAGTCAAATGGACAAGCCGCCGCAACGGCCTGTGTGTTTTCATCAGTCATCGCGGGGCGGCTTGCCCCTTACCGTGGCGTTAGGCACACTTTAACTTACTAATCGTCTCTTCTATTTTGTCTTTTAGTTCATCGAGTCGTGCAATAGCTTCTTTTTTAGCGTCTTCTTTTGTATCGCCATAACTTTCTACTTCAACCGATACTAAAGAGTCATTGAAGTTTTCGGCGCATCCGATATATAGGCTGTGTGTTTTTAGCCTTCCGCCTGTATTCGTTGCAAATTCAATATCCATACTTAATCTTCCTACCTAACAAGTCAGTCAAACAGACCCGCGCCCGTTGGCGCGGTTAAAGTCTGTGGTTGGTTAAAGTTCAGTGTTCTTTCCAGCATCGGCGATGCGCGGGCTGCTTACCGTTGCGTTGGGCATCAGTCATGCGGAGGAAAACCACGATTCCTCCACACCTTTTCTGAATCATCCCAGTCCACGCGAATAGGGCCAGGCGGGCCGCCCCATCCTCCATCGATATACCAAATTCCGCCTATATTTTCATTGCGGCTCAGAAAATCACCTACGGTACATCGCCGTGCTGTGTCACTGCCATCTCGCGGCATACGCCAAATGCAAACAAATCCGAAGCCTCCGCCTTTCTCACCAATTAATGTATCAGGCAGTAATCGGCAGTAGCCTAACAAGTCAGTCAACTCGGACTGGCCGACCGTTGCGTTGTTTGGCTCTTGTTGTTGTTCAGTCATTTGTGTCATCTCCAAGTTTTGTGTCCGGCCAGCCGGTTACTGTTGCGTTAGGCGCCTTCGAAAACATGACTTTCTGGCATAGTTATTCTTGCGAAAACCCTATGCACATCATCACTTAAAGGGAGTGATTCATGGATAAAGTGGTTATTCCCATAATAAACGGTGTTGCGCTTTAGCATAAACGGCTCGTCAAGACTGATTGTGCTACAATCCCCGCCGACTCCAGGCAACCCTTCAAATTCACCAATCCACCCTAAGCAAGATTCAAAGTTTGACGCCAAAATTATCCCGCCAGTGTCAGAGTTGTATAGCCGTTTATGGTCGTATGATGTAATGGCGTGGCCATTCTCGCCAACCTTCCATCCACCACCCCAACCAAAAACTTTCGAGTCATAACTGCCGTCTGTATGCGCTCCGCCCCGCCGTAGCGTCCCGCCTTTTTTAATCATCTTACCGTGGACGGTTAAAAAAGCATTTCCGCCATTATGTTTTATATTTGTGAGCAGTTTTTCTGCAATACCCTTAAAATCCGCGCTTAGCCCGTTTAGCGTAAGCAAATCAAATGGCATCATCGAAAATTCACCATCAATCATGGGCAATTCAATCTCGTTAGTAACGACTGCAATACTTTTCATCCTGTATATCCTCTATCAAAAAATAAGCCTAACAAGTCGTTCAAAGCGACGTGCCGACCGTTCAGCGGTTTAAGTTCAGTGTGCGCCGTAGTTCATGGCGCTATTAAAGTTTCGTGTCCGGCTTGCCTCTTACAGTCGCGTTATACCGCACTGTTTAATGTCTTAACTATCCACTCAGTAAGTTTCAAGTTTTCGGACTGTGCGGCTTTGACCCAACCAGCTTTATCTTGCGGTGTGCATCGAGCGTGGATGTAGCTCGTTGCGGCTTCCGTTCCGCGTTGGGCATTGGTGTTGCCAGGCTTTGCGCCTGGCTTTTTATTATCACTCATGAATAAGATCGCGCATTACGGAGATATTGTTTCCACCATTTTTTGGCTGTTGATTCTAATTGGTCAGATATTGAATAACAAACGTCGTCTTTTTGTTGTTTTGTTAAATGAATTGATATTGTCGATCCGGTTAATTTTCCACCATCACATATTTGACGATCATTGCACTTAACATAGCCGCCAAAAGTATTCACTGTAAATACTTGTTCTCCGTGATTTTTGCTGTTAATCGTGAACGTTGCCATTTTATTATCTCCAATCGGTTCTAAGTTCCGCTTAGTCGGTCACTTTCTTAAAAAGTTGGCTCATTATTTCATGATTTTAATTGTTTGTCAACGCAATTAATCAAGAGTATAACAAGTCGGTCAAAAGGACTGGCCGACCTGTGGCGGTTTTACAGTTCAGTGTGGTTTCACTCTTTTTTGCTTCGTTCGTCTTCGCAGACCGGCCAGCCCCTCACCGTTGCGTTAGGCACTAATTCTCTAAGCTCTAAATGCAAATGTGTTTTTGGAATCCTTGCCCTGCAATATTCAGCAAATCCACCAGTAAGCTCAACTAATAATATTTCGCCCATATCGGCTAAGTATTTGCAGTTATGCCAAGCTGTTCCGGTTTCCGAATTTGCATCATCAACTAAGCATTGCATGATAGCGCCGCTTTTTAATTTCCCTTCAAGAATGTTGTTATCTGGCCGCTTTTGTTCCCACGCCATCCTAAACCCAGCTTCAAATATTTTTTCACCGCACTCTGTCCTGTTCAACCAAGGTCGGCATGAAAAATATTCATTCATCGCATTGTTGCGTACGTGTTCAAATTCAGCAATTTCTATTTCTAAGTTGTCACTCATTTATCAGCCTAACAAGTAGTTGCAAGCGACCCGCCGACCGTTGCGCGGTTTGTCATTTGTGTTTATTAAAATTCACAGCGCCTTCAACGCGCTGTGTCAGGCGGTCGCCTGAACATTGCGTTAGGCGGCATGATTAAGAGTCATTCCATGATCGTTAATCAGGATCAGCGCCTCTTCACTTGCCGCTATCATCTGTAACACTTCATGCTGTAAAAGCGGTGTTCCACAAGCCCATTTCTGGTTATCTACTGACAGCCATCTTAGCCTGCTTTCGTGATGGTCTTTATCTGCCGCTCTTTGTGCTTCATTCAGCATTTTTGCTTTAGTCATTGCTATATCCTCACAGCCTAACAAGTCGGTCAAAGCGACCCGCCGACCGTTAAGCGTTGTAAAAGTTGTAGTTGTTTAAAGTTCTGTGCGTCGCTATAACTCATCGCCCGGCGGTCGCCTTACCGTTGCGTTGGGCACAAGTATTTTTAGGCGATCTATAAGAGCAATAATGTCTACAGTCTCCCATATCGCAAATAACTGATCATCGTCAAAAAGTCCATCGCGCCCCATGTAGTCAAAATCCATAGCAAAGCTATATCCTGTTTCCTGTGCGGAAAACAAGATGTCGGCAAATTCCCCGCTATCATCACATCGAATAGCATCGCAAATCTGCTGTGTTAAGAAGTCATTCGTTCCAACCGTTTCGCCTTTGATTTTCAAATCACCAAATACGCACGGTTCATATTTAGAAAATAAAGTTTCATCAGGTAATGATAAAAAAGTTTTCCTATCAACAATCCTCATATATTTCTCCGTTAAAAATCGCCCAACAAGTCGGTCAAGCTGGACGGTGCGCCACGGGCGCGGTTTAAAGTCAGTGTTGCGGTAAAGGCCAGTGCGCTAATAAGCTTTGTCGAGCGCACCGCCCCTCACCGTTGCGTTAGGCATCAATTACCATACTAGCTTTATTGCGCCATGTTTTCCAATTTCTAAGCCAAACAGTAGTTAATTTTTCACTGCCTGGTCTTTTCCATGTGACATCATAATCTTTGCAATGTCGGCCATAGAATTTTACATCGACTATTTCACGTTTCAATCCATCACGAATCCACACTTGTCCTATTTTAGGTATTTCAATCATAACTTTTCACCGAGTGTTATCAATATTCACGTAATTTTTTTCCTAATAATTTGGTAAACTGGACGCTGGTATTACCAGTGTGTGGTATTAGGAAGAAGACCGCAACCGCTGCAATAGCGCATCCAGCTCGATCGCATTTGCCCTGTTAAAGTTCAGTGCGTGGCAGTTTTACGTTTACCGTTGCGTTAGTCATATATCCGAGCAGTCGCATGCGTTCTATCGAATCGGTTATGATTTCGGCAATTTAATCTGTTGCCGGTTTAAAATCTGGGCAAAGCGCGACTAAATCAACAATTGCCCTGTCAAGATGTGTTTGTGCTGATCCTGGAGCATCATCAAATTTGCAACAAAACCATAATATATTGCTCAGTATAATACCCAACACAACATCCAATTCAGACACTCCGTTCTCTGCTGGATTCGTATACTGTTCACTACTCATAATTCCTCGCTTAGTTTTAGTTTCTCGCCCGTCGGGCTGGTTAATGTTGTGTTAGGCGTTAATTTTATAATAGCATCAAATTTAATTCGTTTCATTCCAACTAAATCTAGAATTCTGTTACTAGGCTTCTTAATCCCACTGAAAACAGCATACATAAATTGCTTTGAAACGCTGAAAAAATTTGCCGCTTCCTCTATCGTTTCAAATTCTTTATAGAAAAACTTATATTTTTTTATTATGCAAATATCTTTATCCATAACTACAAATAGTCTAGTTAGCCATCATGCCCGTATTACAAATGCGTTTTTATCATTTTGCGGTACGTGTTCGAATCCGTTTTTTGTCAAATACAAGTCGTACATTTTTGTTTGTCCACGGCACCGCATACAACTATTTGCATTGCGCCCAGCGCATGTAGGGCACCCGCGTTTTTTACTGCTGCTATATCTAGTCATTATTATTACCTCAATCCGGCCTAACGATTTGGTCAAATGGACTGGCCGACCGTTAGGCAGTTATGTAGTTTCGTGGTGGTTCAGTCTTTATGTCTTCGTTCATCGTCCGTGTCCGGCCAGACACTTACCGTCGCGTTAGCACTTGTTTCGTCGATCATATTGCGTATCCATTCTGCGCCACCCAAAGCCGATAACTTTTTACGTTGCTCAGATGTTAGTCTGAGCGTCATCGATTCTTTTTTATCAGGTTTAATTGTTCCAGTCGGCCTTCCTGCGCCTTCCCTGGCTCCACCTCTGTTTTCACGCATACAAATTAGGTGCCCATTTGTCAAATTTAATATGAGATTCTGACTCTGATGTGCCGATATAATCGGCTGAATACAGAGCTTCCACCATCGACATGGCGTCCACTTTCTTATCAAAGTGGATAGTCGCCAAAAGCGACCTTGTGTTTTTATTAAAGACGTATAATTTTTTCATTTTCTTGCTCCTATAGTGTTTCGAGGAATCTCAAAACTTGAAGCTATTATTTCATACTATTTGATTTAATGCAATACATTTATTCAAATAGCCTAACAAGTAATTCAAGCCGTCACAGGCGGCCTGTAAATTTTATTGTGCATCAAAGCGCATCCCAGTTTGGACTATCGCGGCATTGCTCGTTTAATGGATTGTGAGATACGCGCATGTTCTTTAAATTCACCATAGCGCGAACCGCGTTCTTTTAGTGTCGATTCAATATCCATCAACTAAACATATCCATACGTTCCTCGATCACTGCCCTATTCTCGAATATTTCGACATCGTCCATTTCGGCAATAACCGCGTCCAGTTCGGCCTTTGTTTTAGCGCTTTCCAGTCGGTCATCCCATGATTGTGAGGTGGGTACGGTTTCTGCTATATTTAATTTTGCGACGTAGAGCGCTCTGCTGCGCTCATCATAGAGTTTTCTTACAATATCTTTTTCTTCTTTTGTTAATGCGGACGTATCGACTTGCAGCAAGTGTTCTTTGGTTTCTGAGTTAGCGATATAGTCTATGACTACATCTAAAGCGGTTTTTACAGGCAACTCAATAATGCTATCGTCTTGCACAATTCCCGTCGATGTGGACTCAATCACATCGGTTTTATCGTCATAAGTGATTGCCGACATAACCCGCTCGTCGCCAATCGGTAAACGTTTACCAACGCGTTTAATGGCTTTTGCTATTGCCATTTCAATAAACCAGTCGTTCCAAATACCAACAGGCAGCCCAGCATCAAGCCGTAATTTATCAGCCGGTTTCGTGTATTGACCTACTTTTTGATTCGGTGAGTTGAGTCGTAATTTATTGATCACATTTTTGCTGACAAATTCTTGAGCGATATGGCCGGTGTCAATATGCCTCGCCTCGACGTAAATACCGCGCAGATTTTGGATAACCCACTCGTTATCGCCGTCATCCCTAGCGTCAATGTTTGGCACGATTTCTATCGTTTTTTTCCAGCCATCCGATGAACTATTGAACGTGTCGCACTTGTAAACCTCCTCATACTTTACCATCCACCCAGCCCGAAACATGAGCTGTATAAAGCCTTTGTAGCTTATCTGGAGCTGGCATATGGTTACCTTAGTTTTCCAGTCGTTGTACGCCAACAGGTAACAATGCCCGATATACTTGTCGATGTTTAGATCAAGATTAGCAACATCGATAAGCGATTTTATCACCGACTCTGGCGTACAAGCCAACAGCGCGGCGTCTGATCCAACAACTAGCGCGGCAGCCATGAATTTTTCGCTTTTCTTTGCATCTTGCAAAAGCGAGTCTATCTGGTTTTTTTGTGCAGATAAAAGCGATCCAATTTCTTTTTGTCTTAATGCAATTTTGTTCATTGATTTAGCCTTTTTATGATTAATTCGACTTCGTTGTTAAAAATTACTACTTCGTTTTCTATTTTTTGAATCGCGGCGTCATCGCGGTTTACCCGGATAATAAACTTTCGCAAGTGCATCGGTAATTCTTTGGCGTAAGACATAAAATCAAACCACTCGCGCCCGGCGCAGGCCATATGCCACTGCATCTGCAACCAGTATTCGCGTGTGACTTCGCGCTCAAGGCAATATTTTACATGCGTTTGCAAATTCGGGCATTTAATTTCAAGTCCGCCATCTGCGCCCACTAAAGCATCCGGCGACGCCCCAGCATTAGCGATTACCGGATGCCTGACAAATGTCACAAGCTCAGATTCAACGCCGCTCGTAAAGTCGTAAGATTCACGCGCAAGCGGTTCATCAGCGTTACCCTTCCGCATCGCTTCGCTTTTGTAGTTGTCGGGTAACGGTGACCCGGTAATGCGTTCGATCGCCACCTCGCGTGCATATTTTGCACGGGTTAGTTTTTCATTGCTATTCGCCATCACTAAGCGGATGCCGGTAGACGTTACATTGCCAGCCCTAAGCGCTTTCCACTCATCGCTACCCTGCGGTATTCCTCGTATGATTTCGCCGCACGGATAACCGGCCAAGTCCTCTGGTATATCAAACATCGGAAGCGCTCGCGCCTTTGAATCGTACTTTAAGCGATTCAGGCAACAATTTAAGCACTTCGCGCGTGTATACTTCTTCGACGGCTGCGTTTGACGACGTGTTTTTTACATCAGGAATGTCAAACATCAAAGTTACGCGCACAGTGCGTCTAGCGTCTATTGGCTTAGGCAGTACCGACGGATTGCGTGCGTCATATTTAGCGTCTTCGCTCTTACGGCGCATAGTGTCGATTTCCTGTTGAGTAATCGGCGATGGGTTAACCGATACCGTAACCACGCTTTCTAGTGCTTTATCGACTTTCTTAGCTTTCGCAGCCTCTTCGCGCGCTAGTTTTTCGGCAGCACGTGCGTCTGCATCAACTATGCGTTGACGCTCAACAACTATCAGCGCATCAAGTTTTGCGCGGAAAGTCTCGTCAGTGCCGTACAGTGCATCGCCAAGGTATTCGGGCGATAGTGGCGGGCTTCCCTGGAGCAGGCTTTCGTTAGAGATTACCAATTCACGGTTTTTAACCGTCATCATTTGCTGTAATTCACCGGCAACCAGTGTGTTGATAAAATCGCGTACTTTTTTAGTTAGCGCTCCTGTGTCGGTAACAGCTCCGGTTAATTTTACCAGCGGTATAATAGCATCATCAGCCGGTTTCATGAATTTTTGCGTTATGCCGGACTCCTCGCGCTTAGCAGTCAAAGCAGCAGTTATCGCATCTTTTATTTCGCGCAACCGCTGTGCCCATAACTCAGTAAACTGGTTTTTTATGTTGGCGCTGTTTGTTTCCAACGCTTTAACTTGGAGCTTGGTTTTGCTGCGATTTGCGTTAGCGGTGTCGGTATTGGCTTTATAAATTGCTGCGGCGATCTTATCGATACCTTTTGCATACCGGTTAATTGCTGAAACGTCCGAGTTCATCGCTTTTTCTCCGATAAAATCTAGCGGATATTTTAAATCCGACGATAGAGAAATCGCTTTTTCAATTTGCTCGGAAAACGCAGGATTGCTGTAAAAGTCGGATGGTACGGCTGCCGGCAACTGCATAGCATCCTGCACTAGAACTACATCAACTTCTTTAATTTCCTCGATGACGCAAGAACCTTTTTTTACAAAACCAGATATGGTTTTTTTTGCTACGGATAACGCGATGCGTTGAGCCTCCACCGAGTCAATAGCGATAATATCGTTAGCTAAATAATCCGGTCCGGTCATGGCCGGAACGATGATGTTATATTTTGGCATTGATAGACTCATTTATTAGTTTCTCTAAAAACTCGTGAATTGATATGCATTCACGAGCCGCTTTTTGCTTTAATAGGCTGTGCGTCTGTTTTGTTAGCCATACGCCTTTTAATTCTTGTTTTTTCATATTTGTTATCCTGTAAAATTTAACTTAGAGACAATATTAACACAAATGTGAAAAAATGCAAATATTAATTTCGTGCTCGACATGCTCACACTTCATCCCCGATAAAATCGGAGACGGAACAGGGATAGGGCAATGTAAATTATTTGCTGATTACTGCGCTAAAAATCCAAGTGAGAAAGCGAAGCGTCTAGCGTTGTATCAGCTTGGAGATAGCGCAGGAATTGGTATTTTTTGGGGCGGTTGTGGAACGAGAGAATGTAAGCGTTGGTCCAGTGTTTAGGTGTTTTTTAAACAAAATTAGGAAGCCATAAATCGCAATAACATCCTATAATTCATAGTAATTTTTATCTTTTAAATAAAATTGACGCAATGTTTTGCGTCAATTATGACGCCTAATTAGCGTTATACGCTACATATTTGATGAAAATATCCGTTCTGTTTTATAAACTGGGATAATAAAAAATAACCAAAATGTTTCTTCGATGATAATTTCAAGATGTTTTTGATCTTTATTTTTCCACGTTCTAGAGTAACGCTTAAATTGTCGTTGTGTTTTTCTTAGCATTTTTTGCTCCGTTGTTACGCCTATAACTATCCAGTCAAAAGGACTAGCCGCCCGTTGGCGGTTTCGTAGTTTCGGTTTTATCAAAGGTAAGGGGCTTCGCTTAGCCGCATTTAGCGGCTAGCCCCTTACCGGGGCGTTATAAGCTTCCGTGACCTGGTGCATAAGCTTCATGATCAAATCCATAGGCTGAATCAAATTCATATTGTTCGTAATCAAAAATCTCCCCGCTAACACCAAAACTCTCACAAATATTGGGCTTATAGTTAGTTACTAACTGTTTTTTCGCATTAGCGTCCCATAACTTATTGTGGTAATCACACCGCAAATCTATGGTAGGCGCATCCAAAACAGCGCGACAATCCCTGCAATAATGGTTAGTACATCTAGTAAATTCTTCGTCGGTCATGTATTTATAACTATCAGGTAAACGGGACGCGGGAAACTCCCGCGCATTTTCAATGTTCATAGTGCGCGCCCGTTACCAGGGCGTTAGGCGTCAGTTCTATTAATACCAGTTCGGCTATTTCTTCTTTTGCGAATATCTGATTTGCGCTGCACCCATACTTGCATGCAAGCATATCTGTTCTATGAATACCGTTGCTGTCTATACCATGTCCGCACGGCGTGTAGTATGCCTCGCCGCAGTTACATACCGTCCGCCCATTCGCATAACGATTTACCAACGCTTGCCAGTTATTTTTACTCATTTCATATCCTATCTAAAAATGTTGTTATAGCAGCCTAACAAGTTGCTCAAAAGGACGTTGCGCCCGTTGAGCGTTGTGATTATTTAAAGTTCGGTGTCGGGCGCAACGCCTCTTAGCATGGCGTTAGCCATCAATGTCGCGCAGTGCTCCAGCCAACCCGCTTTGTCACCTGCCTTTAGGTATGGCTCCGCCATTCGCTGCGTTCCAATCGCGTTTCTGTAGTAGTCGATTCCTTCGCCGCGCGATCCCCACAGGTTGGTTAGGCCGAAGCAATTGGCAAGCGCCTGAATGCTCGCGCCGTGTGGAGCCTTCAACACCGCTTCACCGTTGGGAAAAATCCAGTCAAGGTCGCTTTTCTGCTTGCGCTCGGCATCGGCCTCGTCTTCCCACGCTTGCAGCTTGTCCAACCTGCCGGACTCGATCAGCGTCAATTGGCTGCCGTAGTACCAAGAGCACTGCCCACGGCCTTTCAGGTGCAGCGTGTAATTTTCGTGGTCTTTGCCTCCGAACTGGTCGGCGTAGCTGCCAATCACAATCGCTTCGCAATCGCCCGTAAAGTGGCTCATGTGCGGACCGAGGTCTTTGGCAACGCGTACCCAGTCGCCTTTGTGAAACTTCTGCATTTCAATCTCCAGTTGTCGTAAAGATGGCTAACCCGTCAGTCAACGCGGACTGGCCGACCTGTGGCGGTTGTGTAGGTTCTTGGTTCCTCATAATTCCTCTCTTCGTTTAAGTTTCGTGCCCGGCCAGCCGGTTACTTTTGCGTTAGACACCTCACGCAATGATGACCCTAAAAGTTCTTTGCGCTTTAAGTAGTCCAGCGCTTTTGCTGGTAACTCTGCGTCTGGATTGGTATTGCGCAATCCACGGGCTAGTTGCTTCACCAATTGCGCTAAGTCGTCCACTACCTTTTCCAGCTCCTCGTAATCCTTGGCTGCTTCTTCGCAGCTTTGGCATTCCGGTATTTCATCCGGCTCACCCCATACTTCGTAGCTCATAAGGCATCAAAACGGTACGTCTTCTATCGCCTCATCGATGATGCTGTTACTGCGACAGAGCTGCAATAAACTGGCTTCTCGCTTGAAAATGCCACGCTCCCATACAGCAGCGGCGCTTTTTAAAATGTCATTCCTATCATCCACAGTGAACTTCGCGCCGTTTGTTTCTATTCCTCGTTCATTGCCACTCAAGGAAATTTTCCACCTCCCGTCTCTGCAAAGTTCAACGGTCATATAGCCTGCATTTGCTACGCGCAAGGCGAGATCAAATGGCGCTGCGAAGCAAACATAAAATCCTTTTGGATGCCCTTCGCAACTAAATTGCACATCGGCTCTGAGCTGCTCTAGCGCATCGATAAAGTAAGCAACTCCTGGTTCAATGATAATTTCATCGCCGGTAAGGGTGTCAAACCTCGTCAAGCGGCGATTAAGCCACGAGTACCACGTTGTATCTTTTTCAATTTCGGCAAATTTAATCATGTGAAATCGCCTAACAAGTCGGTCAAAGGGACGCTTTGCCCGTTGGCGGTTATCGCCGTTTGGTTTTCATCGGTCATTTGTGTTACTCCTATCTTCATCTACGGGCAAATCGCCCCTTACCGTAACGTTAGGCACCATCAGTCGGAAGATTTGATGGTTCATTATTGTACTCAAGTAACTTTCGCTTAAAGAATACCGAAAGTGCCAGCTCATCCATTCCGCCGTTCTCAATCTCTTTATATCCGCTACTACACATGTACGCCATACGCTTAGCTTGTCGTCCCTGACTGTCCCCAACTTTCATTAAATCTCTAGCTAATTTCTTGCTGATAATGTCAATATCAATATTCATATTTATACTCTCAAGCCTAACAAGTCGTTCAAAGCGACGTGCCGACCGTTGGCATTATTTAAGTTCAGTTAGTGCCACGAGTTGTGGCACGGTTAATGTTCATTACGGCTTGCCTCTTACCGTTGCGTTATACATCACTATCGCGTAGAAATTACAGCGCGTATCTCATGAATAATGCAGTTGTCGTAATCGATGACTTCATGCGTATCCTCGACCTCTTCAATATTTCCATCGTTGTCAAGCAACACAATAGCAATCTCTGTTACCGTGCGCGTTATTTTTGCTTTTACCCGTCTTGGTTTTTGATCACTCATAAATCACCTGTAAATGTATAACTATCCGGTTAAATGGGACGGTGCGCCATAGGCGCTGTTTAAAGTCAGTTTTTTGGTAAGGTCACGGTGCTTTCAAAGTTCATCAAGCGCACCGCCCCTTACCGTGGCGTTATACATCAACCAATCCGTAATCAACTATCGTATCGCAATCGGACGAAACGAATGTATCCTCATCCGTTCGTTGGCGATTAAGAGTTTCGATAGTCATTTGTTTCAATTCTCCCCAGCAAATTTTATCAACGCCATCAGACCAACCCTCTGATGCCTCCCCTCGCTCATAATCAAGCGCGTCTTCAGCTGCTTTTTTTGCTTCTTCAGCCGTTTTGTGTAATTCAAAGCCTTCTTCTGGTTCATAGCTAAAATATTTCATTGTAACCTCCAAGCCTAGCATTTAAGTCAAATGGACGCGGGGTAATCCCCAGCGTCGTTAAAGTTCACAGTGCGCCAATACCAGGGCGTTAGGCAGCGTTGGTATTAATATCGGTTTCCAGAATTTTATATCGTAGTCGTCATCAAATTCAGCATCGCCCCAAATGTTTCCGTATGCATTTGCCCAAAACCAACCCTCTCCCGGCTCTACAAACCAGGCAACGACAAGTATAGTTTTGCCATCCCATCCCCAAACATTAGCGGAATAGTTTTCATTTTTTACTAATTCTGGCTTCTGTTTTTCCGCGTCAATCCAGTCGCCTAACCCGTCAGTCAACCCGGACTGGCCGCTCGAGGCGGTCATGTGGTTTAGTGGTGGTTCAATCGTTCGGGCTTCGTTCGTCTTCACAGACCGGCCAGCCTCTTACCGTCGCGTTAGAGCGCTTGCGAATGAATGCCGCCGTTTCTCGACGCAGGGTGTCGTACAAACTCCCAGGCACCCACTTGCGGTCGTCGCGGTCGTCGGTGAACCCCTCTGCTGCTTTTGCGCACGCCTCTCGTTCTGCGAGAACGTTCGCGCGCAGCCACGCATTCATCAACTCGCCAACTTCATTCCAGTTGTTGGCGTGTCGGTCAATCAAATGCCATGCCGTGGCCCCGTCCATGCTAAGCCAGTTCTGCGCATTGTCAGCATCTTCCGATGTCATTGTTATCTCTCCGTATCAACCGCGGTCTAACAGTTCGGTTAAAAGGACAAGCCGACCGTTACGCCGTTTAGTTTCAGTGTGCGCCACAACTTGTGGCGCGGTTAAAGTTTCGTGTCCGGCTTGCCTCTTACCGTCGCGTTATACCTCACGTTCACTTAAAAAATACGTGGGGTGAGTTCCCGTTACCAGCTTAAAATATTCCAGCGTTGCAAAAGGTATTTCTGTTTTTCGCTTGGTCTGGCCCTCCCAAACTTGCCAAGTCACCATAGCCACGCCCACCAGTTTAGCGGCTTCCATTGCCGAGAGGCCGACCGCGATCCTTGCGGCCTTGGCTTTATTATCTGGCATATCCTGCTAAACAACTGTTAGAGCATACCCATGCTATTTTTAATGATTCGCTAAATGTAAGCCCTAGCGTTTTTACTAATTGATGCGCTCGTTTCATTACGAGCGATCTGTTTTTTGTTTTTTGTGGCTCATATTCCCCACCAAAAAACGTCCACGGGATAAGCATTCCATCGCTAAGGTATACGTTTTGATCATTTTCATCACCTGGGTTGGTAACTACTAAAATTTTATCGCTGAATAATTCCAGCAATTTATCCCCTTTTTTGATTGTAAAGGCTTTTCCGTGTGATTTAAATGTTATTGCTTTCATGATGTTCTCCGGTTGGGTTATCGGTTTGATGTACTTATTATATACATTGTATATAAATAATCAAGCAAATAATTACCGGGAATCAAAAATAAATGACAAAGGGCATAACAAGTAATTCAAGCCGACGCGGGAACCGTCGGCGCATTTTCAATCTACCGGGCCGCGCGGCTTAATAAAGCGTCAGCACCATCAGCAGCACGGCGAACCAATGCAACCGCAATACTTTTCCCATCCCCGCCCGAATGGAATCTCCAACCAGGAAACTCAGTAAACTCAATCTCCGTATCTCTGTCGCAGCCATCCAGAGATAGATAGATCACCGGACATCCAGACGCGCTTTCTGTGCTAGCGCTAATATATGCGCGGCCGATCGGGTCAATGTAAAAGCAAATTGCGTCGTCACCACCTGCCATCATATAGCCATTGCAGTGCGTCATCTGCACCTCGCCTTGTGTCAATATCGTGAATGTCGTCTCTCTCATTTTTTTATCAATAAGTAGCGTAAAACCCCGCCGTTCAGGGCGGGGATGTAAGCGGCTCAGCTCGCATAATAATCTATTTAGGCGTTCTTTGCTGTTCAATGTACTGGTGAATGATGGCTATAGGCGCACCACCGCAACTACCCGCAAAATAACTTGGCGACCATAATGCGCCTCCCCATAACTTCTTTTTGATTTCTAGATAATTCTTTTTGCGGATCATTCGGCTTGAAACGCCTTTTAAACTGTTTACCAGTGCAGACACCGCTACTTTGGGCGGGTAGTTAACCAACAGATGAACGTGGTCATCCTCACCGTCGAACTCTACCAGTTCGGCCTCGAAGTCAGTACACACCTCGGCGAAGATGTTTCGCAGGTCATCGATCACTTCTTTGGTGAAGACGCCACGACGGTATTTTGTCACAAAGACCAAGTGAATATGGAGATTAAAAACACAGTGCCTACCATGCCGAATGTCTTGATTATTTTTCATAGACCAATTAAAAATTATGCTAGTATAGCACCATGAAAAAGACAATACGCAAAGCCTTTAAGTTCAGGCTAAAAGTGACGCCAGAAATAGACCAGAAATTCTCCAATTTCGCTGGTGGTAGTCGCTTTGCCTGGAATAAAGCACTGGCGTTGAATCTCGACCGGCTGGAACAAAAAGCGCCGTTGATGTGGTATCAGGAGCTTAATTTTTGGTCTACTTTGTGGAAACAATCCGATGAATACGGCTTCTTAAAAGAACTGCCATCACAAGTCATCCAACAAAAACTCAGTGACTTGGAAAAAGCCTTTAAAGATGCGTTCGACAAAAACCAACCGTTAAAGCGCATCCCCGTGTTCAAGAAAAAAGGCCAGCGTGACAGCTTCCGCTACCCGCAAGGGTTCAAAATAAATGAGCAGAAAAACAAAGTATTTTTGCCCAAAATCGGCTGGGTCAGTTACCGCAATAGCCGCAAGATTGTCGGTGAAGCCAAGAATATTACTGTAAGCCGTAAAGGTAAGTATTGGTATATTTCAATTCAAACCGAATACGAAGCCGAACTGTTGCCGCACAAGTCAACGTCCATCGTTGGCATCGATATGGGTATCAAGCAGTTTGCCACGCTATCGGATGGAGCTGTCTATGCGCCAATAAACAGCTTCAAAGCAAAAGCTGATAAATTAGCCAAATTACAGCGGCAGCTTAAACACAAAAAGAAGTTTTCTAATAACTGGAAAAAAGTAAAAGCAAAAATTACCCAATGCCATGAGGATATTGGCAATGCGCGTAAAGATTACCTGCACAAAATCTCAACTGAAATCAGCGAAAGCCAAGCGGTTATAGTCATTGAGGATTTACGGGTAAAAAATATGAGCAAATCCGCTAAGGGAACCAGCGAAAAGCACGGCAAGAAAGTCGCGCAAAAGTCAGGCTTGAATAAGTCTATATTAGACCAAGGCTGGAGCATGTTTGCAACGATGCTGGACTACAAACAAAACTGGAACAATGGCATTGTGCTTAGAGTTCCCGCGCAGTACACCAGTCAGACCTGTCCGAGTTGCCGCCATGTCGCCAAAGAAAACCGGCTCACACAAGCCGAATTTGTTTGTGTAGAGTGTGGCTTTAGTGAGAACGCCGACCTTGTTGGCGCAATTAATGTACTGGCTAAAGGCCATGTGCTTTTAGCAGGAAACCAACCGTCGGGCTGACGGGGCTAGTCTGTAAAGTGAACGGTGCAGTAAGGCCGTCAGAAGCAGAAACCAGTGAGCAGTAGCGATACATACTCACTCTTAGGAAACCAGGAATCCCCTTCCTTCAGGTGGGGGAGGATGTCAAACACATGCACGCACTCAATCCCAAGTCGCCCAAGGTGGTTTAACATCCCAGCTATGTCCGCAACATGGACAGCGGTAACGAATATTTATGGAAAATGTATTCAACTTATAAACCTGAGGATGTCGGCATTCATTCCCACTAGTTATAAAACATCTGAATAATAAGCTCATAAATGTATATTATGTGTCACACTATACCCGCACTTTTCGCACTTCATGCAATCGATCAGTCGCCCAGCACCGCTAGGCGAGATCGTCACAACCTCCGTGCCGGGGAAGTCGGGAAGTCCGGTGAATGTATTTGAAATTGCCTTGCTCGGCTTCATTTCGCCGGCACATTTCCGGCAGACTTCGAAGGCATCGCATGTGTCTACCAACAGCTTCATACCGTCGCACCAATCATCCATTGTCGCACCATTTCGGGTGTTCGCCTGCCAGCCATTTTAACCTATCCTCGTGATGGGTTTATCAGCCGAGCGTTATGCATCATTCAGCATTTCTGATTTAGTCATTACAAATACTCCATCGGTCATCGACGGTCATGTTTTTTAGTGCGTCCGGGATGTCGCCGTATTCGTACCCGGCAGTTCCCTGTTTTATTTTAACTCCCGCTGACTGCAACAACTCGCGCAACTCATCAGATACCGCGTAATTTTTAGCCACACGGTGTTTTTGATGAAGCTTAACCAGTCCATTTTGGAATCCGCTTTCAAATGAACCGCCTCGCTCCAGGCGAAAGCTTTTCATTAAAGTGGTACGAGTTTCACGGCTATCCGAATCAAAGCTAAACATTTTCATGCCGCCTTATCCGGTTGGTACATAGCTCCACTCACTTGCCGTTCCCCGGCAGTTTTTATGTTGATCGCGGCGTTGTGATCCCTGTCAATAGAGACAGAGCAGCACTCGCAATCAAATACTCTTTGTGACAACTTCATCGGCTGTATATGGCCGCATGAACTACACTTCTTCGTCGTAGGCTCCCAACG